TTATTGGTTAAATCTCACCAAGCTGACACGGGGTTTTATTAAACTAAATCTCAAACTTCTTTCTTGCTGCAACTTTTGCTCTTCTACTTGATTGAGTAAAAGCATAGGTGTAGGATCGCCAAATCCACCCAAATAAAATTGATAGCCTGTCTTGATAATTAATTGATTTATTTGAGATGCCATGAGTGATGGATCGTAGTCACCAACTACCGAATATTTAGAACCATTTATTTCAAATTCTACTATATTTTTGTAACATCTATGTATATTATCATCTGGATGTAAACTATCAAAATATCTTAATAAATCTTTTGTTGTGTAAATTTTTTCATTATATTCATTTATATAGTAACTTATCACTTGCTCGGGAGCAAAAAATCCTCTAGAACTCTTAGAAATATCCAAAAGATTTCCAATACTTCCATTTATATCTATTATCCCTAAGTCATTTCCATAAATCACATCAAAGTCTATATTTAATACTCTTTGGTTATCTAATCTGATAATATACCAATCATCCCGTTCTTTCAGGAAATAAAGGTAGTTATTTGAATAAAACCGTTTAATTACTTTCTTGATTTCAATTAGTAATTCGGAATTTGAAAGATTTTGATATTGAGTAAAAAAATCCATTTGGCGATAGTAGATTAGAGTATCTAATAACCAATTATCTATATCTGCGCTCATAATTTTTTAGAAAAGTTACTTTTTATCATTCTTCAACTTTATAATAAATCACCAATAGGCTTCGCCAAGCTCTTCGGTCTAAATTATCCACAAAGATATCGTTTGAACAAGGAGGTTCAGCACTACTAGGCAAAGATTGGTAAGGGTCGGATCTCATCAGAGATAATGATGGTGTTGAGATGACTTAATGAATTTTATTGTATTCGACCAGATGGCTTTATTGTTTTCGCCTGTAAACCAAGGTCAACAAAGTAGGGAAAAAAGTAGGATTCACAAAATCTTATCCGAAAATTGGGTCAGGGGATTGTAGATTAATCTATGTTCTCAAATTTCACTAACCTCTTCGCTACAGAATGGACGCTGAAGCAGCATTAGTTGGGTTTATAGAGTGGACATAGTAAAAGAATTACATATTGTATTGCCAGAGGATATCTTTCGAGGGGGCTATTTCTTTAGCTTGATCAAACTCTAAATTAGACCAACGAGGAGCTGTTCTAATTTCTTCTATGATAGATTTATAGGTAAAGTTATTTACAAACTTAATTGTTCTTTCTGGCTGAGTATTACTTTCATAAAGAAAGATATGTATATACTTCATTCTAGAAAGGTGAGCTAGAGGAGAGGGAGTGTCTTGTGAGCAATGGTTTATCCATACTTCATGGATAAAGTCAATACCTGATACTTTAATAAGTACATAGATAGGTACAACATTATTAAACCTATACATACCTATCTTGATATGTGCCTGAGGAGGATTAGATATAGTCCAGCTTTCACCTTGATTTACCTTAATAAGAAACACTGGGAAATAATCAGTAGATAAAATCCCAGTGTTAGTAATTGTTGGTATATAAACACTATCAAGTGATTTAACCTGAACCCAATCCCATAAAGAAGTACCTGGTTCAGATTGAATAATAAACTCAGCCGCATTCATAGTTAATACTCCTATAGAGAATAACTATATTAGTCTAGATTAGATTGGTTAGAGTTTATTATAAGATTAATTGATTGTTCTAATGAATGTAACTTATTAGTTAGCTCTTCTATACGAGCTATTAGACTAAGTACATCTTCTTTAGGAGGATTATTAAATATTAATGCTCCTGTTTCAGGATCTACATGAGCATTAGGAGGAAGGAAATTAGTATAGTCCATAATAGTTTAGTAAACACTAGAAGCCAATCTTTTAATATAAGGAGTTATATTAGAATCTTGACTTGATAAATCAAACCTAATAGTTAATCTTCTTCTTAAGATAGAAGAAGTATTACCATTAATATCAGATATATTAACAGTATTGGATAGATTATTTACTGTTAGGGTAGTAGTATATAAAGGAATATTACCATCTACTAGAATAGGATTAAAATCTGAGGAGAATTGCTCCCAACTTTCTCCAGCGTTAGAGCTGAAATAAGGGGTAATAGTAGTCCCTTGAGGAAGATAATATTGAAAAGATAGTTCAATATTAGTATACGGGTTAATCAAATCTATTGTTTTACTTACCCAAGTAGAAGAAGACTTGTTAGAAGAAATTATGAAATAAGAATTATCTAAATAGAATATAGGGTAAGTATAACTAGTAGATTTAAATACAGCTCTTATATCTATAAAATTAGTTGAGTCAATTAATGGCTGTACATCTTTAAGGGGTAACCAAGATCCCTTTAAGTTATATAGAAAGGATAGAGAAGTAGAAGGCGGGCAGTAATATTTAAGTATTGAACTAATAGAATTAATCTTATCTAATGGATTCTCTATAGTGAAATCATATATACCTTCTAAAGAAGAAGGTATATTTTGTATAAGATTAAATACTAAATCAGAATTAGGTTTCTTCTCCCAAGCCCCTTCTTTACTAACTATTAATTCTCCACCTATAAGAGGTTGTACTCCTATTGAAGTATTAGAGGATATATCTTTCTCTCCTATAGTAGCTATAAAGAATTCTAAGTTAGAAGGTACATTAGAAGATATTACTATGGCGTACTGTTTTCCTTTACTTAAGAATGCAGGTTTATCTAATTGAATATTAGTTAGAGAACTACCATTACTACTTGTAGTAATAGCAGATAAATATAAATCTCCTTGACTTAATACTTCTTTAGTGGGGAATCCTAAAGAAGTATTAACAATAGATACAGTAGCAATAATATAGTCATCTATAGAAATAGAAGGAGCTTTTCTTAAAGCTAGATTTATTTCACCTATAACCACATCTAACTCTACAGTGAAGGACTGAGCTAATAATCCATTAGTAAGTTGATAAGTATAGTTATCAGAACTATTGAATGTATTAGAAGCAGTCCATTTATTATTTGATATGGTTATTACATAAGGAGTATTAGGTAAATTATCAGGGATCTTAAACTCTACTTGTAAAGAGCCATCTAACTTAGCTTTTATAGAAGAAGCTATAGTGCCGCCTAAAGTATTAGATAACAATGTAAAATTAGTAATCTTAGTGTTACCAAATGTAATAATTAAATTATCTTCTAAAGCAGGAAATCCACTAGCTTCTAATCTAATAGTGGCACTAGTAATAATTAAATCGGCACCTATCTCACCATATATATAGTTATAAGTTCTAGTAGAAGAATTTATTGTAGGTTTATTAGGGAATATATTTAGAGAAGGTATATTCTTTTGAGAAGATAAAGTTACCCAATTAGTAACTTTACTCTGATTTATTAGAACTCTTTCAGAAGTTATAGGTGCAACGTAATAAGGTAAGTTGTTCTTAGATACTATATTTATATCTTCTGTTAATGTATTAACTACATTACTAAAAGTAATAGTATTAGAAGTAATGCCGCCCCTTAAATAATTATTGGAAGGGTATATAGAAGCATTATATAAGGGATGATTTATATCACTCTTCTTAAGAGAACTAAAAGTGTCAGTAAATATACCAGATATCTGAATCTCTCTTATCTGTAAATCATTAAGAGTAGATAGATCTAAAGCTAGTTCTATTAAACTTCTATTATTTAATTTATTATATTCATCTATTAGAATTAATTCACTATTGCTTATAGCTCTACTATCAGTAGGAATAGCTATATATTCTCTAATAGTTTTATCAGGTATTATAGAACCAAGATAAATAGACCTGTCTAAAGGAAAAGTAAATTCTTTAGAAGTTATAACTAATATAGTTCCATCATGTCTTAAATAGAATGAGTATGAATTATCAATATTAGAATTTAATATTTTAGGTAATTCATAAGAAAAAGACGTTGGATATAATATTGGTTTTCCTTCTAGATAAGCTTTCCCTGAAGTTATAAGTACAGTTCTATTAGAAACTATAGATAAATGAAGACCATTAACAATATAATTACCTGCCTCCTCATACCATCTAAGTGCTAAATAATCAGTGATTATTGGAGTTAGATAACTATCTTTATATAAATTAGAGTATCCTTTAGATACGTAATAGTATATATAAGGAGGATAGATAGGCCCCCTTCCTTCTACTAATCCTAAAGGATAGGAGTCTTTATTAACTAATACAGTATAGTCTAGTATTAACCTATTGCTACCTAAATCTCCAAATGAATTAGATCCAGTTAAAGGATCTCTTAAGAAATCTTCATCTTTCAATAATCTAAATATAGGTAGTACACCTATATAAGATCTAGAATTGTTAGGTAGTGTAAATTCTCTAGATTCAATATCTATAAAATAGCTGCCAAATACAGTTTCTAAATAGACTTGCCCAGATGACATTAGAATTACATAGTCATTAGTTCTATTACTTACTAATGTAAATGAAATAGGTTTAGTTATTTCATAGAAAGAAAACAGATGAGAAAAGTTAGTTCCATAGTTATGATTAATTACAGAATGGATTTCATGAATTTCAGCGAGCTGACTCTTCTTATCTGGTCTAAATAATATCTTCCTCCAAGGATTCTTTTCATCAAACCTATTAGGATATTTAGATATAAGAAAAGGATCATTAATAGACATAAGAGATAATATTCCTAATGACAGGTTGATTATTTATAACAGTAGAAGATATATCTACTCGATATCTAAATTTAATTCTAGGTAGAACATTATTAATATACAAACTTGAATTCTCAATTTTATAATTAGCTTCTAATACTCCTAATCCTTGGTCAATATACTTTTCACTTGCTACATCTTTTGTTAGTTCAAACCACTCTTGACCTTCTATAGGAAGACCATCAGTAGGAGAATAATAAACTTTAATAGTAGTGTTAGCAGGCTGTATATACTGAATATTGACAACTACATTCTTATAAGGCACAGGATAAATGGTTTGTTTAGAAACTATAGAAGAAGATAAGTTATTTAAATAAAGAGATACAGAAGATCCTTGTATAACTAATATAGGAGATACGTTAGCTTTACTACTAGATAACTTAGCTCTTACATCTATATAAGTAGAAGATGTACTTAAACAAACTACATTATTAGGAATAATAGTAATCCAATCAGAAGATGTCGTCTTATATTGATATTCAATATTAGTATCAATAGGAAGTATATCTCTAGTATTAATAGAGAAAGCTGATAATCCACTCATAGAATCAGGGCTACCATATCTACCTAAATCTACTACCACTTCATTAATAGTAGTAAATACCGCTCTATATAATTCAAAAGTAATATCCTCTTTAGGTAGTTTCTTATAAGAGTAACCATCGGTAGAAATAAATAAATCACCATTAAGAAATAACTGATCACCTACTATACTACTAGTAATAATATCTTTAGAACCTATCTCTGCTGTATATACTTCATAACCTTCTCCAATAGATTCTAGAGAGATAGAATACTTATTATTAGGCTGTATTAATATTGGGTAGTCAAATGTAAAAGTAGTCCAACTAGAAGCATTATCAGTTACTTGATAAGAACTGGCTTTTGCTATACCGTATAAATCTTTATTGGGGCCTTCATCAGAGGCTCCTTTAAGTTTTACCAATAAAGGGTTAGTAGTATTAATTTTCCTAATCTTTAACTTAATAGAAGTAATGAAATAATAATCTTTTAAATCTATTGTTTGATTGACTACATCGTGTAGTTTAGGATTCTTTTGAGATTTAGTTAAACTAATGATTTCTGTAGAAGGTACAGTACCACTATTAACTAAAGTATTAGAAGGAACAGTAGGTAGAATATCTGAGTAATCTGTTTTATCTAAAGGAATAAGAGAGTTAGCTCTTATTCTAGAAGGTACTGTATCCCAATTACTAATAGCTGCTAATACTATTTGGGTCGCTAAATTATTAAATACATTTAGAAGTCCACTGGCATAGTAGTCAGAAGATTCTATTTCTAATAGATGAGAACCACATCTAAGATCAGTAGGAGTAGTAAAAGTAAAGTGTATGCTGCCATCTACTTTAGCTTTAATAGTTCCTGGAAATCTAATACTAGAAGCAGTACTATTAGTAAGAGTATAATTGGTTATTTCTTTTCCAGATAGATAGACTTTATATCCTTCAGAGGATGGAACTAAATTATCTACTTTAACAGTAACTAGTATTGGTTTTACTTTAGATAAAGTACTTAATAAATATAAATAACTATTAGGATCATTACTAAAGGTAGATATGGGGCAACCATCTATTATCGATTTAACAATCTCTTCAGAAGCAGTTTTAAATAAACTTCTAACTGTATTAGAAATACTATCTAATATAAGAGGTCTATTAGTAGAAGTTCTAGATAGTAAATTAGTTCTATTTGTAATAGCATCACAAGGAGATAGATATTTATACCCTTCATTTAAGAAACTGATATTAGGAGATATAAATACTCTTCCTCTTTGTTTTACATGAGTTAATGTATTTATCTTAGTAGAGTTAGTACTTCTTACTTGACTAAGAACTGCACTAGATACATAGGGCAGTACTATAAAATAATCTTTACCTAATGAATCTAATGACTTAGTTCCTCCAGATACATACTTTAAGGGAACATCCTTATGAAAATAACCATTAGTTATTCCTTGAGTAGCTGGAGACAGGGTACCAGTTGATAAAACATTAGATAAATTTATTCTACTTAAATCTTGTAAGGTATTTGTATATATGCCTATAGGAGACGTAGATATTGTTTGTACTGCTTTTCTATAACCTTGAATATCTAAACTTAAAAGTTCAATATCATTAGTATTCTTCTTAACTCTATTAGCTAGCTGACTTATTTCTGAAAAGGAGACTGCTCTACAATCAGTAGGAGTAATAGAAGTTGAATCAGCAAATAGTTTAAATGTAGCTATAGATAATACTTCTTCAGATACTATAGGTGGAATAGGAGAACTAGATGAAGAAGATAATTGATATTTTATATCACCTTCTTTAGTTATATATATAACACCAGCTTTAGCTAAGTAGTAACTATAAGACACAGTAAAATTCTGATTAGTAGCTGGTGTAGTTCCTATAAATCTAATTGAGTCTGTACTTTTATCTAAAGTAAAATCTTTATCTATGACTAAAGGTTGTGTATATAAAAAAGAAACAAAGTAAGTAGTACCTGGATCTGGTTCAATAGAGTTAGCTAAAGATAGAGACCAGTCAATTTCTGATTGGTTAATCAGAATATAATCTCTTCCTTCTATGTAGGTAGTAGAACCTTGTACTACTTTAGTAATTCTAAATATAGAATCGTCACCTAAGAAATCAGATGTTCCTGGTGTACTAGATCTTACTATAGGTTTTAATACTTCTTCTAATTCTGCTACTAGAGAGATAATTTCTGCTACAGGTTTAAACCCTAATTGAAATGAATTAAAAGAGCCGCCACCAGAAAGATTAGAATTAGCTACATCTATTAATAAAGCTAATGAATCTCCTATAACAACATTTGAACTATTTCTTTGTTTAATAGCCGTAGCAATAGATATTTGATTTGCACTATTAGCAATAGATGTAGATCTAAAAACTAGACCGTTTGTAGCCTCTCTAGTAATCTCTAAATTACTTTTAATGATAGTTACTAGATCTTGAGTGGTAAGAGTATTGTTGCTAGAAGATAAGGAGAATACTGTATTAGTATCTCCTTTATTAATGTAATTAAATAATGCATCTAATAAAGATGAAATACTAGTAATAGTAGAACCAGCTAAATTAACTGTTAATGTAACAGCTATAAACTCTTGGTTATATATTAATTTATCTATAACTATAGTTATAAGTGTTCTTTGATTAACTACATCAGTAAAAGTGTAGTTCTCTCCTAAAGAGAATACCCTTTTAGTACTAGCATTTCTACCAGAATAAGTAAATTGAGCGTTCTGTACTCTAGTTGTATCTAGAGATTTATCAACTACTAAAGTAGTAGGAGTATTCTTTGCTATCCTATATCCTTGAACATAAGCTATGCCTGCTGATATAGAGAATAAAACTTTATCAACTAAAAGATTCTTATTAGCATTAAGATTATCAAGAGAAGTTTGATATAAAGCTAGCTTAGAACTATATAAAGTTGATAGTCTGTTATAGAAAGTTTGTTCTCTATTAATCTGATCTTGTATATTTACAATAGCCGCATTATTAGCAGAAGTAGGAGATATCCTAGCATTCTCAATAGCATTATTAAGTGAAGCTTTTAGTTGATTAAGTCTAACTAGCGAGGCATTACTATCTGATAAAGCTTGTTGGGCGGCAGAATTAGTATTATCTACTAATCTTTCTAAAGAATCATATTTCTTTCTATCTTCTATTACTCTAGACTCTCCAGGTAAAGAAGTAATAGAGAAACCATTTACACAAAAGTTACCAGATCTCTCATAAGTATATTGTGCAAGTATATTCTCTATCTTAGTAAGAGTATTAGGTAAGTTCTGCGATAAATTTCCATCTGATAAGAGACCTATTGTATATCCATTACTATTATTAACAGTAATAACAGGGTTCCACATTAATCTAGAAGCGCCTTCTAGACCATATATAGCTCCACCTTTAATTGGATCTCTTAAGATAGGATCATCGTCTTCAGTAATTATTAGTTCTTGAATAGCTACATCTATAGAATATTTACCAGTCTTAGGTAAGGTAATAGTATTAGAATCAATATCTATTACATAACCTTCTACATATAATTTACCTGGAGATATATTTATCTCTATGTTGGTATCAGTAGAAGATACAATACTAAGTTTTAATCCTTCTAATATAGAACCATTATTGAATAAAGTGTCTATTCCTTGTTTAATCTGATCACTTAATAGTGATTGTATTTCTATAAGTTCAGCAGTTTGAATAGGTCTTCCAGGTACAGGTAATACTCTTACCCAACGCTTATCTCTAGAATATCTATCTGGATATAGAGGATTATTTTTATAGTCAAAAGTCATAGTTATTTAGATAGATAGTAATAAATCAAAAGTAGTTGTTTTATCTGTACTCCTTAATATAGGAGTAATATATCCAATCCAATGTAATATACCTGGATTATCTACTTCAGATGGTAGATAGATAACCTTATTAGTAGTTACATTCTCTAATAAAGAAAGCTTGGAATATAATCCTATAATCCTAAAAGAAGGGGAACTATAATCACCACTATTAATAGATACTGAGAAATATATATTAGAGGGATTTAGTATATCTAAGGTATCTTTAGATAATTTTGTTTGGTCTAATCTAGTCCATAGTTTATTGTTATATGAAACTTCGCCGCAGCTTTCAAATTCAATATTTCCACATTGACTTTCTACTATAGGATTGACTATAAAAGCTCTTTTATAAATAATTGGGTCAGTAATATATTTAGTAGAAGCTAATGGTATAGGAGGATTGGTATCATCAACTTCATCTCCCCATTGATTTGTCCAAGGAGTAGATTTACCTATTGCAAAAAAGAATTCATTAGAGTTTATAAAATCTAAAAGTCTATCTACAGAACCAGTAGTAGATAGAGAGTAGTTAATTATAGATGTCATTTATTATTCTCCTACTTGTAATACCTGCACTTATTAATGAGTTTTGTCTTGGGCCGTCATAAGCAAGAGCTAATAAACCAGTTATATAAACGTTATTAAATCCTTCTAGCTTAAACTCTCTATCTACACTAGGGTATTGTGGTAGATATTTATTAGGCTTAATTTCTTCAATAGGAATTAAATTAATATCTAGAACTCTACCTGTCATTAAAACTAAATAATCTGAAGAATTAGCAATAGATAAATCTTTATAATCCTTAGAACATACTTGATTATAAAAGATACTATCTAACTTACTTTTAATATAAGGAGTAATAGAAGGCTGCCAAGCTTTTATCTTCTCTAGATAATTCATTCTATCTAAAGGAGATATTAGATTTGAGTAATAAGAACCTAACGCAGACTTACTATACCAAGAAGAATAAGAAGGGGCAGGATATTGATTTATTTTAGGAATACTCTTTAGTAACCAATTAACTTTATTATCTAAAGAAGCTAATAAATAAACTAACTCGGCTGCTCCCTGCCCGCTACCTAATACAGTAATTCTTTTATCTCTAGGTTGAATACTTAATATATCTTTTAATGTAACTATATTCTCTTGAGGAAAAGCATAAGTTACCCAATGAGGTATATTTACCTTAGAATACTTATTACCCGTTGCTATTACAACAGCTTTACCTATTAGCTCAGTGTTATCTAGAAGAGTGATAGATCCATCCTTTATCTCTTTTACTTCCTGTTGAATATAGTTGATCTTAGATAGAATATGTTCCCATATATAACTTAAGTAAGCGCAGAACTGATACCTAGTAACTTTAATATCATCTGTCTCTATTTCTTTTTGGGTTCTTAGTAATCTATCAGGATAATCTAGAAATCTTGCTAATGAGAAAGGATATAAGTCTTCTAAATAAGTAACAAGATCAAAAGAAAGAGGTGATCTCATTTCTATATTAGGAATAATATTAGGTTCCTTCCAAGAAGAAAAAGGGTCAGGATCTATTAGAGTAACAGGTATATCTCTATGAACTGCTTGTAGAGCTAAAGATATACCTCTAGGGCCGCCTCCTATTATTATTAAATCTTGCATCTATACTCTCACTGTCTTAATAGTAAATATTAAATCTTCTCCCTGAACTATACTAAGTACTTTTAATACTAAATTATCTCCTACATCTAAACTATTATATAAAGAAGTATCTATTTCTAATAGATTATTACTAAGGGTTATACTAGATAAAGAATCTATACCTACATCATTTATAAATAAACCTACAGCCCCGCCCCCATTATTTAACTTAATAGATAATTTAGTAACCTTATATGCATAAGGAGCAGATACTTCTAAATAATAACTTTGGACTAGAGGTAATTCTATATGTCCACTAATAGTCTCTACTAGGTTTGCTAAAGGATTTTTATATTCAAGTTGTGCTGTACTTGAGTTATATGTAAGAACTTTACCTTCACCTATATCTGAATAGTTAATTGTTGTTCCACCTAATTTACTTACAGAAGGTGAAGAAGCCGTACCTCCTAAATCTCCAGATAATCTTAGAATACCTTTAATAGAAGTAGTAGCATCTACTAGAGTATTAGTTAAGAGATTGGTTACGTATTGAGTTGTAGCTATCTTAGTACTAGAGTCCGATGTAGAAGGAGTTGGTGCATTAGGTGTTCCTGTAAATGTAGGTGAATTAATATTAGCTTTAGTTAATAAACCTGGAACAGTAGGAGAATTATAAGTACCTCCTAGATCTCCAGTAAGTAATATTCCCCCTTTGATAAGACTAGTGGCATTGGGAAATATTGCACCTATAGTAGCTTTTCTATTCTGAGAAGAAGTACTTACCAAAGGTAAAATAGAATCTTCATTTAATTCATTACCTGTAGCAGTAGTAAATTCTGATATTTTTTTATTAGTCATTTTAAATTTCCTGTTCTAAATAGTCGCCATCTTCAGTAAGAATTCTATCTCCATCTTCTTGGAGAATAAGTTTATCTTCTACTACATCTGATTCAATAATCCTAATACAACTATTCTTTACATTAATACTCAAAGAAGATTTAATAATAATATTCTCGACATATCTAATAACTATTCCTAGAGGTAATATAGAACTTACTATTCTTCTAATAATAGAATCTATAGGTTGATATATAGTAATCTCTACTAGAGAAGCTGTTGAGTATTGAGAACCAGAATAGTAACCTTCTCCTAAATAAGTAGAGAAAGTTTTATCATTGAAACTATTGAAAGATAATATATCAGACCAAGTTTCTTTTACTTTTACATCAATAGAATATCTAGAAAGATAATTAATTACATTGTTCTTACTAATTCCTTTAGCCCTAACTTGAATATGGGTATTAACAAAAGTTAGAAAGTTAGAATAAGATTCTTGTCTGACTCTATATAGACCTAATTCCTTAGCTTTTATATCTAAATCTCTAATAGAAATAAATGCAGGCGGAGCATATCTATTAGCTCCTATACTAACTCTAGAGACAGATAGAGCTTTAGATACTGAGAACAATAACTTACCTAGATTGCCTTCTATAGATAATGCCTCTTTACTAAACCATGAAAAGTCTAAAGGAAGATTACTTAACTTACTGTATATATAATTTCTGTAGAAATTTAAAGACTGTATAGATATAAGAGGTAATCTAATAACATCTTCATTACTAAATAGCTGATTAGTTAATAGAAAAGAACAAGAAGTAAAAGTATTAAAATACTTCTCATTAGTAAGAAGAGAAGTAAAAGATTCAAAATTATCTTTAAATAGACTACTGAAAGAATAAGAATTGTTATCTAACTTAGATATTAAAGATCCTGTAATAATTTGGTTATTAACTAGAGTCTGTAAATTAATTGAATTGCTTAATAGATTAATAAAAGATAAGAGAGAATTATTATTGGATACAGTTGTATAGGATATACCAGTAGTAGTTTCATATCTTATAGAGCCATCTAAATTATATTGATAGCCGCCAGTATTGTTAAATAATGGAATCTCTTTACTTAAGTTAAAGTCTTTATCTAATAATACTTCTAGATTAGAAATAGAAGTTTCTACTAATTCACTTAGGTTAAATACAGTAGAGAATAATAACCCATAAGTAATAGTATCAAGGTGATTAGATTGCGGGCTATCTGTAAAAGTTCTATCTCTATAAGAATAGAATTTATTGATAATTGAATTATATATATCAACGCCCTTATCTAGGTAATTATAATCAGATGTATATTGAAATATCTTGAATAAAGCAATAACAGAAACAACAGAAGTAGATAAATTATATTCTTCTATAGAAGTAGAATCTGATAGTTTATTAGAATGAGTCCATCCTTTAGATACTAAATTGTTTGATGGACTTATCTGATTAATTAAATAAGTGATTAAAGAACTTAATAGATTATTAAACTTTTTAGACTGCCAATATTCTGTATATAGAATTAAGGAAATAATTAACCAAGCTATAGCTCTTGTAGATACCTCCCTAGAATGTAGTAGTTTACTAGTATCTACTTTGAAACATCCTTCTTCAAAACAATCTTCTTCAAATACTCTAACTTCTGGGTTAGCAAATAAGTTATCAGATTTATCCCCATATAATAGTTCAGGTTCAGTAAAAGTAGCGGGCTTATAAGGAATAGAACCATATCTTTTATTACTAGAAGTAGTATCTATTAATCTAGATAGTCTACTAAAGTTAGATTCAACTAGACTAGTTATATAAGATTCTATATAGCCAGCTAAGTAATAGATATTGCTATTAGGTTTTACATCAATAAAAGTATTAAATATAAGAGATATAATACCTAAAGCTATATCTTCAATATTAGTAACTTGATCTTCATAAGAATACTCTAGAGTACTATTAAAAGTAGTTCTAATTAATGGATCATTGTTTAGATATTTTCCATATAGATAAGCTATTGTTTCTGCTGAAGATGATGTAACTCTTTTTAATTGAGCTATCTTTAGTCCAGATGGAATCTTACTAATAGTGTTTACTATACCTAAAGACGATATAGGTAAGTTCTTATCAATGAAATAGAACTCAGAAAAGTCTGGGCATATTACACCGATATCACAGAGCCATACATTTCCTAAACTATCAGTAGTTCCTTCTATCCAATATTGAGTAACATTACTAACTGTTCTAGTAATAGAAGATTTAACAGCAGTAGTCCAAATGCCACCTCCTTCAAAACAGTCCCCTAAGAAACAGCCCCCTTCAAATACTGAATCAGAATTAAGTGAGATTCCATTTACTTTAAGTTGAATAGAGCCACTATAAGAATATGCAGCCCCTTTAATAAAATCTAAACTAATATCTGTACCATAAATGGAACTACCTGAAGGTTTATTTAATTCTTTTATTCTTTCTAAATGTATATTCATAGTTGCATTAAGACTGAATATTAATAGATAAATTATTAATAGCAAATACACCTAAAGTATTTGGACTAATAACATTTGAAGGAGATTGAATACTACAAGCAGATACATTGGGTACTGATAAAGCTAAATTCTTAATAGCTAATCTATCAACTGGCTGTCCTAAATCTAGATCATTGAAATACTGTATTATCTTTTCTCTAATAGCATTAACAGTAGAATTAATATTACTTGTATTAATTAACTTAACTGTCAAAAGAACATCTAAGTATACTACTTCTAAAGGTCTAACTATAAAAGCCACACCCAAAGCTTTTACTGAATCAATAGCTTCTTCTATTTCCCTTAACTTACGTTCATTAGAAGTATTCACAAATACAGTAAAGTAACCTGTAACTGGTTGATGTTCTTTTATATAGAATCTATCTATACCAGAATTTAGAATAGTTGAATAAACAGCAGTATAGGTACCCTTTTCTAAAGAGTTTAAGTAGAAAAGAATTCTCTGTCTAAAGGTATCATCTGACTCTTCTGGATAAGCTCCAGATATACCTATTTGAGGTTTACCTTTAGAATCTCTATATTGACCTATGACAAATTTAATATTTGGGTAGAAAGTAGAATATAAAGAAGTGCCCGCAGAAAGATTAACAGAGTAATCTCTTTCTATAGAAGTAATAGGTAAAGCTACTTCGGAGTTATTAACAAAGTAATTATCATCTAAAGTAAACTGTACTAGACCATCAGCAGAGGATAGTATAAGTCCAGCACTTAATTGAGTAATCTCATTAGATGTAACTAATACAAAACCAGAGCCAGGAGTAGCTGGTCTTCTAAATAAAGAATAGTCATAAGCTTTAACATCTAGATCATCTCTTTCAGCTAGAGTTATAGAAGTAGATCTACGATACTGATCTATAAGATATTCATGCTCAGATATAACTGAAGCAATAGAACGAAAAAGAATATAGATATTACTATACTGACTGAATCTAGATAAAGGAGATCCTAATGAAGATAGGGCCTCTTTCATCCTAATTATAATTTGGTTTATAGTTCTCATATACTGAAGGAAGTATTAATAGTTTCGGTATTGCCTTTAACAGAAGTATAGGTGATTCTAAAACTAATAGAATCAATAGTAGATTGATACATTTCTACAAAACTAATAGACACCACATCTTCTATAAAAGATAAAGCTTTCTTAAGATAATTATTAGAATCATTTATCCAAGAAGGAGTTAAAGGTTCTCCTAATATAGAATAGAGTTGATTACCGTATTCATCATCTAGATAATCAATACCTTCTTCATCTAAACCCCAAAGTGTTATATATCCATAAGGAGTTTGTAATACCCTTTTAAGTAATAAATCTTCAGTAGGTAGTGGTTGAGATAGTACTAGATCATATAAAGGTTCATCTTCTTCTGTATCTATAGAAGATATTTGTAAATCTTGATTAAATATAGTTATATCTATCATTAAGTCAAAACAATAGGCGGATATACAGAGTATGGTAAGCCTATTATTAAGTATGGTGTAGGAGTCAATATAGCTACCCTGGTTTCACCACTAACTGGTAACATATTTACTTTAAAAAGAGATAGTTCTATTCTATAGAAACCTAATTCTAAATCACTTTTGGGTTCATATAAGAATAGAGTTCCTTGTTTAGAGGGCGGGGAACTATTTTTCCATATTAAAGACTCAGTACTATCGCAACTTAACCAATTAAATAAAGGATTAGTACTGCTGAAATAAATAGATATAGATAATAATCCAGGTATAGATCCTTCTAGATAAGGACTATAGATAGCTATACCTTTATTGATAATTTGAGGGGGCTGTATAGGTTTCATGCTAATAAATAAGCTTCAGTAATAATAGGTTCTATATGAACACCTAAAGCTTGACTAGAATATTCATATAACAGTCCATCATTATCTTCTAGAATAATAGAACCTACAGTAGGCTCATAATAAGCTATACCCTTATTTCTAACTACATCAAATGAATCAATAATAAATGTATGAACTGTTGCAGTATATTGGAACTCTGTTTGATAAGGAATTAATTTAGTGTTTGAATTAACTTTAGTATAAGAAGGTATAACTAATTGAACCCTATCTCCTCTTCTAGGAAGAGATGCATATTTACTAGAAAGAATATCTAAACTATTAAGAGAGAAAGTTACAATACCCATCTGTACATCTTCTACAGTTATATCTGCCTCAAATAGAGATAAAACAGGAACTCTAAAACATGTATCAAGAGTTGCATTTATCTTAATATTCTTAAGAACTTCTATACTATTTAATTCGTCTTCATCTAAGTTATCTTCTAATAGTTCATCATCTTCATTAATAGTATTAATAGTTTGTATTATTCTAGGACTATATTCTAATAGAGACATAGCAGATTGATTAGAACCTCTAGCTTTAGGAAATGCATCTATTAATCCTTTAACCTTATTAAATAAATCTAAACAAGATAGAGCTATATTAACCTGTTCTAATCCTGGAATCTTATAGCTATCCATCAATTTAATAAGATCGGGAATTTTAGATATAGCTTCTACCGCCCCAATACCCTGTCGGATAAAATTAAAAGTCTGACCAATAAGACCGCTACTATCCCCAAATATAGTACTTACTAAAGTCTCTAAATTATTACCATTTAAAACATCCTTTAATATATTCCCTATATTCTTATTGGATACATCAGAGATAATTCCTTTTATAGAAGAGTATACTGTTCTAGCTTTATTAAGATCATTAGAGTTAACAATACCACTAGCAGAAAGTATATTAGATATTTGATTAGTTAAAGTCTGTTCATCTAAAGGCTTACCAGATTCAATACTTATAATTAAATCTTTAATAGCGGGCACTACATTTCTTAAATCAGCAGGTAATAAATTAGTAATCTGTTTTTCTACTTCTTTAGCTAATAGTTCTGAGAGATATTTATCTGCCTGCTCATTATTAACTAACTTTATTGCCAACTGAGATAAGTCATCATTGTTAAGTAATTCCTCTATAGCAGTACCTCTAAAAGCTTTTGATAATAAAGGTCTAGCAGCAGAATATAATTCTCCATATTGTCCAGTTTTAGTAGCAGAACTAATTAATTTGGGAAAGTTACTATACTCTGCAATCTCTTGAGTTATGTTATTTACATTAGAGATAAGACTAGATACAAATCCTAAGAAACCTATACCAATCATAGTTCTTAGTTCTGCTAGGATTTTATTTAAAGGGTTAGGATATAACTTATTAATATAGTATTTGTTTAGTACATATAAAATATCTACTCTTCTGAACTCATCTGGAAAAGTAGGCTTTAAGTCTATAGTTTCTAATGTTCTATTCTTAGAATCTTTACTTTTTAAAGATATCTGTAATTCTAAAGGAAGTTTGAGTAAGTCTCTAATAACTCCAGCACTTTCATCATCAAGAAAGTTATCATAATCAATAGTAGCTTTGCTAATTTTTCCTTTAATATATTTTAAAATTACCTTTTTAATAGTTTCATTAGACAGATTAGATAGACTAGATTGAGCAGAAGGACTAATCTTAGTTATATCTTCTTTATAGATTCCAGATTCTTGAGAGATAACTTGAGTAGTACTATTATCTGTAGTAGGTACATCTGTCTTTGCAGGATTAGCTAAGGTACCTATAGTAAAGTTTCCTTCTTGAAGAGTCTTAAAGAAATCCTTATAGTATTCATTAGGTCTACCTTCTTCTCCTACTTTATCTGGATAAATATTAAGACCGCCGCCAGCTAAAGGAGATACTATAGGAGGAATAGGAGGAGTAGGGCTAGTACCAGATGTAGAGTTAGAATTAGGAGATGCTACAGGAGGTAGTTTATTATCTTGTTTAGTGGGATCTAAAGAACTAGTAGGTTTATTAGGTTTGACTTTAGAAGTAGGAGTATTCTTTTTATTAGAAGTATTAGATACTGAAGGCTTAGTAGGTTTATTAACTACTGGGGGTTTAGTATTAGGTTTATTAGAACTAAGAATATTAACTGGTTTACTATCTGTTTCTTTAGGAGTATCTACTGTTGTATCTGATGGACTTATAGTAGGACGGCTTAGGTCTAATTCTTTTTCCTTATAGATAGTATTAGGTAGATTATTACTAGGTTTATCACTAGCATGACCATCTATATCTTCTGTAATTGGTTGATCATCTACCCAGAAGTCTTCATAAAGAGGAGTTTGCTGTTTATATTTATCTGGTATACAGTTATCTAACTTAGAAGGAAAGGAAGGAATACCTGGTAATCCAGGAAACTCAATAATATTATCAGTAGGAACTGGAGAGAATACTATTGGAATAGTATTAATAAATAATTTGCCGCCTTTATAAAGTATTCCTGATTCATTATTACCCATGTAAGTAGCCCCTTCAGATACCATATAGGTAGCTGTAGTACCACTAACTAAAGTAACCCCATTAGAAAGAACAGCTTGACTACCTGTAGAAGTAGATATAACTCCTGTATCTCCCATAACAATGGTATTAGTAGCTGTCTTACCTTTATTAGATATGAGAATAGAAGAAGAGGCGGCTTCAATAGCTCTTTTAGCTCCATCAGTTGTAGCAGCATCCTCAGTAGAAATATCACTAGAAGGACTTGCTAATATACTAATATTCCTACCACTCTGTATACCTAAACTGTCATAGGATACAAATGAACTTCTACCTCCTGATATATTAATATGAGATTTATCACTAATTAGTGATGTATCTTGTCCCATAATAGAGGCTTCTTTAGTCCCTATTAATCTAGTATTCTGACTAATATAATCAGAGTTGTTAGTAGATATATTAATAGAGTTCTGACTTTGTTTTATTGAAGTGCCTTCAATAAACTTAGTATCATGTTTTAATTCTTGATATTTAACATCACTAATTAATGAATAAGAATTATTGGAATGAATAGTAAAATCCTGTGAATTCTGAAAGACAAAAGGACTACTTAGATTAAAGTTACTATTAGATAGAATACCTACTGTCTGGGCACCTAAAGTATATCTTCCAAATGAAGATACTAATAAACCACCATTAGCTAGTTCACCAATATCAGCTTCAGACTTAGCAATAGTGGCACATTTCTTAGAGGCGTTCTTTAGACAGTTCTTAAGTTCTGGATTATTTATCTTAGTTGGATCGCCTGCTAGATTAGATACTTGAGTTATCTTCTCTTCTAATTGACTAAGAAAAGCATCAGCCATATTAGTTGAAGCGGCAATAATATTATTAACCAGCTCATCAGGTGAAACTGATTTAAGTGGTTCAGCTAATATCTGATAGGAAATATTTCTAGGTAAATTAGAGCCATCTTTTATAGAAGAAGCTGCTTGAGTAGTTTCTAATGTCTTATTAGCTGAATATTCTTGTCCTTCTTTATTAATCTTTGCTGCTTCTTTAACAGGCTTAGTAGTCTGAATTATCGACTTATCTTTAGCTATAGTAGAAGGACTTTTACTTTTAATTTCTTTTATAGTCATTTATCTATTCCATTAAATTGTATATAGCATCACTACTATCATCTTCTATTGAAGACATAGTAATTAGGTTGCTACCTAGTATTTGAAGATGATCTAAATTACTCTTCTTCAATAAATAACCAGCTAAATAAAATATCCTTTCAACTCTACCCAATAAATCTAGTGCAGGCTGATAGAAATCTTTAATAGGGCTAACAACAAAGTTCTTATAAACATTATTAGAAGGAAATGTAATAATATAAGCCCTATTTAATAAAGATAAAGCTAGTATAAGTAAATATTGATTATATCCTCCTACTGGAAAGAACTCAGATAATATATAGTAACTAGTTTCTTTTAGGGCACTGGAAGAAATATTTATATCTATATTCTTATATAAATCTTCAACTAATAATTCCAATGGAGTATTAGTACTATCCTGAGATAAAGATAAAGTTTTTCTTATAAGAATAATCTCATCTATTAAGGAGATGAATATTGGATTAAGTTCTGAATGTATAAAAGAATAAATTAAATTAGTTTTACTAAGACTTGTAGAATCAATACCTAATTTATAAGAGTAAATAACTATTCTTTTTAATATAGTGGCAGCAAAGAAAACCGAAGAGTTAGGTAGATATTCATTTACATCTAAGTTATAGTAGTCATATGCTTTAGGTAACCACACTTGTAAATAAGTTAATATCTTTATAATTTTATCTAAATCGAATATCTTAAATATCTTGAAACTATAATCATATATATCTACATCTACAGTCTCTCTATCTTCAAGTAGAAGATTTATAAAATCTTTAGAGAATTTAGATACCTTATCATTAGAGTTATTAGAATAAGAATTAATAATATAGTTAGTTATACTATTAACTAATTCAGAAGGATGATTATAGTGACTATAACTAGTTTGAATATATCTGTAATATAATAGAGAACCATATTTACCGCCCCATATTTTATTACCAGAATATAATAGATCTTCTAAGTATTCTTCTGATATAGGAGAGAAGTGATTAGGTACTATTAACTTTCTCTTATAGTAATGAGAAGAATATTTACTATTATCTATATTTCCTATATATGTTGTGGATAGAAATAATATTAAATAACTTTCTATTAATTTATTAAGGTCAGTAAAACTAATTACCTTATCTTTAATGCTTTCATATAGTATAGAAGATAACTCTCTTAATCTATTCTCTGAGTTAGAGGACACAAGAGATAAATTAAGCTGTCTTCTATATCCTAATATCTCAGTAGAATTCAAATCTCTCTTAAGAAGATCTTCTTGAATAGATGTAGAATCTAGGTAAAGGAATTCGTTATTATCCATTTTTCTAGACAATCTCCTATAGTTTTAACTGAATCATTTTTATAATTAAACTTATTAGCTATATACATAGCTGCTTTATACCTATCATTTGTCAATACTATATCTATATAGTCCTTAGAGAAATCATTTACATAATCCAAACTATTAAATAGATAATTTAGTTTGTTTATTAAATAGCTATCAGGATTGAATAGATCAAACATATCTAAAGAAACATTAAAATATTTCAAGTAATCTTTAGAAGATATTTCTATATCCTTAGCTAGGTTATAAATAACAGATCCATAGGTAGTAGGTATTACTCTCTCATTTATATTAAGTAACTGAGTTGGCTGCCATATATTATTAGAAAGCTGTTTATAATATCCAGAACTAGAAAAGTAATTATAAGTATTTAGTTCTTCTGTATATAAAAGAATAGATAGTATTAATTGAATATAAGGGGGAAATAGAAATAGAATAGCTCCACCAGCTCTACTATCATGTAAAGTTATTTCTTCTCCTTCTAGAGATGTACCTACCATAGACCTACCTATTAAATATTCGTAGAGGGCTACTTGAGCAGGAGTTCCATTAGAATATGCTACTGCTCTCTTAATAGTAGATATTAGATTATTGTTTAATGAATCGTTATTTAATATTGCTGGCATTACTTAATTTAATGATTCTATATAACGTATTAACTATATGTCTAAGATTATTGATATAACTGGTCAAGTATTTGGTAGATTAACTGTTATTAAACAAATAGGATTTAATAAAGATAGAAGAGCATTATGGCTATGTAAATGCTCTTGTGGTAATGAAACTACTGTAACAGGTAAGGCTCTAAGGGCTGGTACTACTAGAAGCTGTGGCTGCTTAATAGTTAGAAATGGAGTAGAGAAAACTAAACATGGAATGACTGATACTAAAGAATGGAATGTATGGAGAGGGATGATGAAACGTTGTTATCAACCTACTCAAGATAAATATCCTTTATATGGAGGTAAAGGAATAATTGTATGTGAGAGATGGCATACATTTCAGAACTTCTATGAAGATATGGGAAATGTACCAGAAGGTATGACAATAGATAGAATTGATAGTAGTAAAAATTATGAGCCTGAAAATTGCAGATGGGTAGATATATATGTTCAGAACAATAATAGAGGAGATTATAACGTTAGATGGAGTTATAAAGGTAAAGACCAAACAGTTAGTGAATGGGCTAGAGAATTAGGATGCAATAATACTACTTTATTTGAAAGGCAAAGAAGAGGATGGTCTATAGAAAAGATATTAAGTACTCCTACTAAACGTAAAAAGTCTGCTTAACCTTTAAGATACTTAGCTGGGTCTTGTGCTGCTCCGTTAAGTCTTATCTCTGTATGCACGTGACTACCAGTACTACTTCCAGTACTACCCATCTTACCTATTAATTCACCTTGTTTAACCTGCTGCCCTTCTCTAACTAATACTTCGCTAAGGTGTGCTGACATAGTAGACATACTGCCACCGTGATCTATTATTATCTGATTACCATAAAAATCACCACAACTATCTCCTACACCTCTAGAAGGAGGACATCCTGTGACAGTTCTAGTAACAACTCCATTAGCCATAGCTACTATAGGAGTGCCTACTCCATTAGCTATATCCCAACCTCTATGCATCTTTCCCCATCTCATTCCCCATTTAGAAGTAATAGTTCCTTTAGCAGGCATAATAAAGCCACCTGGACTAAGAGGCCCATCATATTTATAAGTACTAGTTGAAGTGCTGCCTGGAGTACCATTAACAGTACCTACAGCAGGTGCAGGATAACCTAGAGAATTACCACCACTAGGAACTACAGAATTAATCTTAGGGCTACATCCTGTATAGATAATCCTATCTTGTTGAGTATAAGGAGGAGGAGGACAGTTCTCTCCTTTTAGAAGAGCTGAATCTGCTACAAGATTAGGTAAGGCACCAGTAGGACTAGAATAATCTCCTGGTTGGGAACCTATAGAATTAGGAATTGGGGAAGTAGTGCCCAATAAACTACTAAACTCGCTACCTAGAGTTTCTACTATTTTATAATTCAGACCCCTCTCTATAGAATTAAGAGTTACATTACTGTTACCTGATTCTAAACGAGGACTATATTTCTTAACTGGGTCATAATCAGCATATAGTACCATTGCCTGTCTCCCCCATTCTGAAGGAGACACTACTTTAACTGGTGTATCTCTACCTAATTTACCTGAAGCTGCCTTAAGAAATGCTGCGGGGAATAGATTAATTATATATAACTCCGCATTATCTTTAGGGGGGCGACTAGCTCGTTTAGTCCAGTAATCCATATGGTATTTATCCCATAATTGAAGCTGTTTAACTGGCCCTGCATTGGCTAATCCTTTAAGAGAACCTCCTACTTCTTTCAGTCCTCCTTGATCAACTACAGTACTGAAACTGCATACTTGAGTAATACCTGTACATCCAGTAGGAGATACTAATCTACTATTGAATCCTTCTGCTTCTATCAATACCATCTTTACTATCATTTCTTCAGGTATTCTATATTTAGCTGCTATTCTATTTATCTCTTTAGTGATAGGTTCAAAGTCTGACTTTTGAATCCATCCTTTAGCTAGACTCCTTTCTAACGTCTTTTCTAATAAAACTCCCATAGATTTAACCTCCTGTAATTTAGGTGTATTTATATTTGGTAAGACTACTTCTGGAACTATAAAATTACTAGTAACAGAAGCAGCGAATAATAAGTTAATCAATATATTTAATTGAACTCTACATATTACTAGTAACTAGAAGTTAGTAACCAGCAATACCAAAATAAATCTCTTTAGTCTTAGGGAATTTAGCTAAGACATTAAAGAAATATTCTTTGTCAAATTTATAAGGATCTTTACTTTTCTTAGATAAATCTATCTCTGCATGTGTAACTATTCTAGTAGTAGGAACATTTGTTTTAGATATTAAGTAGCCAAGAGAATAATATTGAGATTCTGTATATCCAGTATGATAATCATTATCTAAATCTATATCTGGGGGGCTTTCTAGAACTACATGATAAGAGAAATCATCTACTGAGTTATCTACCTGCTCTCCATTAAAAGAACAGTTATATCCAGCAGAAGCTTTATTTCTAGAGTTAACTAAATAATTAATAGTACCGTCTCTAGAAATAAGAACGTGATAGCTACTAGAAGTATTATTATTCTGAAGATTGGCTATAACTTTATCTCCTGGAGAAATAGTTTCATGAAGAACTATTAAAGGATCATACATACATTAACTTCCATAAGCTTTAGAGAATATAGCTTTAGCATTAGCAGATCCTACATATCTCCAATGCCAAGGCTCATAAGTGACACCATCGAAATTAACTGGATTTGGATAACTATTCTCAAATCCAAACCTGCCAGCATTCTTAGCTAACCATTTATAAGCAGGTGTTCCATTGAAACTAGCTTCTAAACCTGTATTAACAGTGCTATCTAGGATATCTGCTGCGTAACCAGTATGGTGTTCACTTCTACCAGGAACAGCATTAACTCTAGATATTTGTTCTCTAGATTGACCTGCTGCTAACTTGCTATCCCATATACTTTGTTGAGTAGCAATACTTCTATATCCAGATTTTATATACATAAAAACATTATCAGCTTTAGCAGCTTTCTTCATAGCTTGATATGCTGCTGCTGCTTCAGGATGTAATCTCTGACCATTATCAGCTATTACAGTACTAGAAGCATTACTAAATATCTGACCAAATCCTCTAGGCTTACCTAATATATCTCTACCCTTCTCATTAGGTTTGTAATTAGGTGAAGTAGGAGTACCTCCTTGAACATCACTAGTACTACCTGGTACTTCTGTGCCATATTGCTGGGTTAGAGATTGAGCGGCGGTTTGTCTTGCTGCTGTTAATTGACTTTGAACTTGAGCCGCCTGTGTATATAACTCAGCTAACTTCCTTTCTTGATTAGCTATATACTCAGGAGTAAATATTACATTAGGAGTAACTGTTTTATTATCAGGAACTACTGGTTTAGATAATAAAGATTTCAATCCAGTAGGACTCTTTTGATTAGTTGCTTCAGTAGGAGATATAGCATATTTACCTTCTACCATTTCTGCTTTCTTAAGATGCATAGCAGCTAATCTTAGTAACTTAGTAGTCTTCTCTTCTCTAGAACCGCTTGATACTTGTACTATATTACCATCTGAATATACTACATTAGTCCCCATAGAATATTGAACTATATCGCCACCTTGGTTTCTTAATTCAATAGAAGAGGGTACTGTTCTATTAGAATATTTATCTTTAGGATCTGTAAGTAATTCAGGAGAAGAGTAGGAAGAATTTATTACTTTACTACCTACTGCCTTAAAGTATGATTCTTCTTGAGTAATTCTATTAGGATGTCCAGATACTTGGTTAAATTCTGAGCCTTCTACTAATTGATTAGGCTCTTGTAGTTTCCCTTCTTTATAGAATTGTTTATATATACCTTCAGTAAAGAAGCAGCCAACTATATAGCCATCTTGCATTACACCATTCTTAAACTGGACTAATACTGGTGTACCTTCTTCTAAAGGTTGAATAGTACCTACTCCATTGAAACCACTATAAGAAGTAGCTACTCTACATCCTTCTATTAGAATCTCAGTTTCAAATAGTTCAACATCATAGGTATTAGATATATGACTTTGTTTAGTTACATTAACTATTCTTCCTTCTTTTAGATTAGTTTCTGCCTGATATACCTTTTGGAATCCATGACTCCATGTATATTGATCGTTGTAATTAGATATAAAACTCATAAATTATTGATTAGGAATATATTGCTGCTTTTGGATAATCCATCCTTTGTATTCTTTTAACTCAAAAGATTTATTAGTAAGAGTTTTGTAGGAAAGTTCTTTATAGCGTCTACAGAATTCTTTAAGATTAATAGTCTGAAATACTTCTTTAGAGGGAGATATAAATGTATATAAGAATTTATTCTCATATGGTTTAATATTATTTACTATTTTTCCCTTAGAGTATTTAATAACTTTCCAGCCTATTGGAGATTCTCTACTACTTCCTCTAGCTAAATTAAATAAGCTATAAAAACTAATATTATGATCCTTAGAAAACCTTTTTAGGCTAAAAGTAGTATATTCCTCATTAGAAGGGCTTATTAATATATAATAATTATTCATTTTTCTTTCTTTAGTAATAGGCCCAGGAGCTTCCTTCCAACATTTACCAGTGATAACTCTTGATATATGAGTAGGATTCATATTTAATGTTCTAGCTATGGAAGTACAAGATTCTCCTTTAGAAGCCCTAATTCTAATTTGATAAACTAACTCATCTGTTAATTTACTATTGGGATTACTAATACCTTTTAAACCTCTAAATAGTTTATATTCTGTAGCATGTTTAATATTATCTAAACAGGTTACCCATTCTAAATTAGAATAATGATTATTAACTTTATTCCCATCTTTATGATTTACTTGATATTCATCTCTTCTTTTACCTATAGGGCCAGGAGGATTGCCAAGAAAAGCTAATGCTACTAACTGATGAACACTTTTAATAGTTTGTTTACCTTTTATATTTACATTAACTTTCTTGTATCCCCTCTGATCTAAAGATTGAGAGACTATAATCTTTTCAGTTTTTACTACTGAACCATCTTCATTAATAAAATATTTACTGTTAGGTACTGATTTAAACATAGTAGTGGGGGTTATATATCAATGTATATATAACGTACCATACTGAAGTTATTAAAAGTAGTATGCTGTAATCTGCGGTCGAACTTAAACTAGTTGTCCAACCCTTTTGTCCTTGTGCAACTATCTTATGTTGAACAGTTCTAATCTTATAGATAGGCAGCACTAATTTAGATAAAGTAGTTTTAGATCTACCTGGATTAGTTATACCTACCATCTCATTAAATAATTCACTGGGTTTAGTATTAAGACAGGGATCTAACTTATCGTTGTTAGATAAATTTTCAGATTCCTTAGCTATACCTTCTACTCTAGATCTGATTTCTTTATCTTTATTATTAGCTTCAGTGTAGTCACTTATAATCAGAATATTATTGTCATGAAGAAGGGTATTATAAACTCTTATAGCTTCTCCTGGATAAAATGTAGGGTCTCCTAATAATTTGACTTGGATACCATTTACATCTCTTGACCATATTCTAGCTGCTGACATACCTACAATAATGGCACCTTCATTCTCATTAGAATAAGTACCTATAGCTGCGTCATAACATATTTGTGTTCTACATGGTGGAGATGGATTTCTACCTTCTAATTGCCAAGGCATAGAATAGATACCTTGTTTAACAGAATTCAAAAGAGATTTACCTTGAGATTTAGTCTTAGCATCTATTACTACAAATTTATTAAAAGTAGCAATTGTGGAACTAAGAGTTTTAATGGATAGGATTATTTGATTAGGAGAAGGAGGGGCGGCATTTAATTCTTTAGGCCAAGTTCTAAAGAAATATGTTCTATATGATCTATCTTCATCTTCAAATCCTGAGAAGTCTATAGAACGGGGCCCAAATATAAAGTCTCCATTGACATGAGAAGCAAAGAAATCAGTTGGTCTCTCTTCTGATTTAGCCATATAATCTATGACTTCCATTGGAGTTTTATTAATAACTTGAATAGTAGAATTAGGATTACCTTTTACTACTGGAGGTCTCTCAGCCCATACATTTAATCTAGGCTCTGCTTTATGTGCAAAAGGTCTAAGTGTAGAATATCTAAGCCATTCTGCTGGATTATCTGTAGGTGGTTTAATAATCACACTATTATCAACATCAAAAGCGAATCCTTGTACATTCTTAGGGCCTAGATTTACTGGTTTCCAACATCTACATTCATCTTTAGATAGAGCCGTATAACCTGCCGCAGCATTTAATATTCCATGTAATAAAGGAATTCTATCTCCTTTAATAACACCTGTTGCATCTATTTCATTACCAGTATTAGCAACTCCTTGAAACTGAGGTAAAGATAATATTCTTGTATCAGCTAATATTCTAGTTCTATCTCTACAAGAAAGAATAAGTTGTAATCCTTTAGTATCTCCTGAGAATTCTAATTTATCTATAAATCCCCAGAATATAGGAGCTAAAGGTTTTTTAGAATCTGGAGTATATTCTTTGCCATTATAATCATTAAATCTAACTGGAGTCTCATCTAATAAATCTGCACTAATAGGTATAGTGGGTGAAGCTAAATAGCCCGCATATATTCTAATCTCATCTTCGTAAGTAAGATTAGGATAATTTCCTCCTCTATAAATGGATAAATCTGGTAGTGGAGGAACAGGTGTATTATGGTCTGGTAGATTACAAACAAGAATAACAAGAGCAGTAGAAGTTCCCCAATCTCTAACTAGTGTTACTTCTACTGATTTAATAGTCCATTCAAGGATTACTTCTTGAGTCTTCTTAGACTCAACATCTATATAAGTTCCTTTATGACTATGTTGAGTAGTAAATAGGATAGGTTGATTATTAGAATTACCTCCTGCATATGTTATGCAAGCAGCAGGAACATTCTCAGATTGAGACCAAACTTTCATTATATATATATACTAATTAAATATTACTAACTTTATATTTCATATTTGCTTAAGGAGTAAGCATAAAAAAATCTACTATTAATAGTAGATCTTAAATAAATATTTAATATAAATAGTTAACTATTATCTACCAGCAGCATTATTAACAACACCAGTAGTATTATTTTCACTAGAAGTAGTAGTATTACTCTTAGCCTGTTGAACAGTTTGATTGGGAATATATCTAATACCTTCAGCTACACCTTCCCATCTAACGGCTGCGACTCTTCTACCAGGCATAATACCTAAAGATACAGAGTCAGGCTTACATCTTTGTAATTCGTATCTACCACTAGCTGCTCTATTAGCAGGAATAGTACCTAGTTTACTAGCATTGACTCTAGCAGGAAGAATACTAGCTGCACCTAATCTATTAATTTGATCATTTGATCTTTGTCCTAAAGAAGCATCATCAATGATTAGTCTAGTAGCTAGTGCATCAAAAGTAATCTGGAATCTAGGCCCTCTAGTTAATTGAGAGTCTCTAGTAATAGTATCAGTACCAAAGGTTCTTTCGATAAAAGCCATATCAACTAAACCTTGTTCTAATACCCATGCTATTTGGATTTCACCGTCTAGATAGATAGGAACTCTTTGACCTAGCTCAAGATATGTTTCAGTTGCATTTCTTACTGAGAGAGTAAGAGATTGAAATTTACCAAACCAAGCAATCTTTCCACTAGAAGTATCTTGGCACCAAGTCTCAAAATCATATCCTTGAAGAGGATCTAAACCAAAGTTATTGACGGGAGCGTCATATAAATTTGATACCATAATTTATTTTATTAACCAATATGATTCAATGCCCAAACTGTACATCAATCAACATAGTAAAAGATGGGAAAGATAAGTATAAAAAAAGATGACTTAAATAAAGTAAGTCATCTTTTAAGTATTTATAAACTAATAATTAATTACTAAAAGTAACTAGACCAGTACCACTGTCTCTAATTAGAGTAATGTAGATTTCATCTACAGCATATAGAGGTAAGAAAGATAAAGAAATATTCAATCTACCATTGATATAATCATTAGCACTATTATTACTATTATCTGCTACAGAAGGTGAGAAGTTAGCTATCTGTTGATTTCTAAGTCTTTCCCCCATATATGCGTTAATAGCAGAAGTTATTTGAGAACGTAATAGATTAGTATGTGGTTCAGCTTTGTATTGCTGAAGTAGATCATATATATCTTGTCTAATAATATCGTAAGTACGTCTAATAAATATCTTCTCCCAAGCAGGATCAGAAGAAAGAGTTCTACCATTAGTGAACACATAATTCTGAGTAGCTGGATCTAAAGCTAATATTTCTAATCGAGCATCAGTAAGTAATTGAAGAGCGCTCATAGTAGAAACCTTTATAGTATCTACTTCAATAACATTAAATACAGGCCCGCTAGTTCTTCTAGCATTAGGCCCAGCAAAGAATGGAGTACTTGCTAACTTACCTGCATAGATAGCATCAGGAGATAATCCAAATCTAGGTGCATTAGGTTGTCCCGCATAGGTAGACCAACCTGCTACTATAACAGCTCTTCTAGAATCAAATCCAATTGTTTCTTGAGAAGCTGCATTTACACTAACATTAGGTCTTGCATTAATAATAGCTACTCTAAGTCCTTCTAATTCCTTAGCTGACTCAGCATGAGTTATTAAAGCAGCTTTGATATTAGGAGAATTATATTGACCAGCACAGAGTACTATATGAACTGGTTGACTTTCAAAAGATCCTAATGCTGCTATATAATCACTTTCTGTTATAGGAGGGCCATCATATCCATTCTCTAAAGAGAGATTAGTTAGATAAGTGGGGCCATAATAATCAGGATGTCTAATATCTTCTAAATCAGTAATAGAAGAATCAGGCGGCGCTAATCTTTGAGGAACTGTCTCTAATAGAGAAACTTCATAAGATAAGGGGCTATTAAACTTAGGTAGAAATATACCTCTTACATAAATAGAATTCTTTAACTGATTAAGAAATCCATTAGCATCTACATCAGTGAAATCTAATATATAAGATTCAGGACTTAACTTAGGATTAAAATTAGAAGAATTTAAATCTTCAATAGATAATCTGAATTTCTTATTAGAGAGGGGATAAACAGAAACTCTAAGTTGATTTCCCCAAGAGCCTTCACTGACAGCTAATAGTCTTAGTAAAGGAGCCCCAGTTTTAGAATATAAATCTAAGACTGCATTTCTAGGGCCTTCTACACCACCTTGAAAGAATTCCGAATCTTCATCACCATAAGGAGTTATAGTAATACCTGGATCTTGATCATCTAATAGAGTAAAGTAATAACTAAATTTATTACCTAGTAATCCTGTATAGTTGGGATCTACTTCAAATACTGCTCCATTATCTGCTGTATTTCTAGTAATCTCTCCAATAGGAGATCTACCAATAACAGTACTACTAAAATTAGTAACAATTTGGTTAGGTAAATCACCTTCATTAATAGGAATAGAGTAGATATAACTATCTGCTCGGACAGTGAACTGATCTCCTACTTTCAGAGATATATCAGTTGTTTGACCTGCAATACCAAAAGTTAAAGATAATCCATCTGTTACTTCTACAGCAACACCCTTACCATTCTTTACATCTACAGTTATAGAATCAGTTATAGCTGACCAGTTTATATAGACTTTCTTAAGGGAGTTTTCTTCTTCTACTGTAATTAAAGTACCTGTAAGAGAATTAGTAGGTTCAGTTCCTAAAGGTAGGAATACATATTTAACAGTAGCATTGACACCAGATATCCCTGTAACTCTAAAGTAGAATCTTCCACTATTAGTTCCAACAAAGCTACCAGAGCTGGAAATAAAAGCAGTTATAGGTGTTGTGCTTCTATCTATTACTTCACCTAAAAACTTAATATGGAAAAGTAAAGTATTAACTTTCTCAGCAACTCCAGAGAAAGTAACATTACCTTTTGCTAATTTAGAAGAACCTAGTACCCTAATTAGAGAAAAATCAACTGCACCTTGATCATAGGCAGCTTGGAAAGCTAACGATCCTTTCTTAATATCAGAACCATATCTATTAGCAAAATCAGTAAAACCTGTAATAAAACTAGGAGTATTAGCTGGGCCTCTACTGAACTCCCCAACAATACCAATTCTATTTCTTATATTCTGGCTAATAGGCGTTCTACCTACATTAGCCTCATTAAATATTATATTTGGAACTTTCATGCGAGTAATTAAAAAACGTTTACCTATAGGTCATACTCATTACGAGAGTAATTGATAGGTAAACGTTCTTAGTAAGCAGTTATTTAAAAGGGTATAATTCGCTTACTTCTATATGTTCCTTTTAGAGATAGTATACCCTTTCTATTTCCAGGCATAGATATTAGCTCTATAGAAGGTAATTGAACTTCTAGGAGGAGAAAATAAAAAGGTTTATAATCATTCTCTATTATTAATCTTTTAGGTCTCTGTAAATTAATCTTAGTTTGATTAACTATACCTCTTTCTATTTCAAACTCTCTATCTAAATAATTTATAGATACATCAGTAAAGTGACCAACCTGCTCCCATTTATTATCTATAAAGTATTCAAGTTTAGCAGGAAACCAACAACAAGGATCTAGAGTAGTTTTACTAGAGCTTAGATAATCCATTTCTAATAAACAGTATATATACTATTTAATTCATCTTCTACTAACTTTACTTCAGGAATAGTTAATTGATTATATATCCCTAAGAAAGCTATATCTGCATTAATGGCGTTACTAGTAGAAGGAGTAGCTTCTAATGGGGCACCAATTCTACAATTAAATATCGCATTCTCTGGATTAAAAGCAGCAGTAGCAGTTGTTAAAGTAGATCCATTATTCCTAAATACTAGAGTATTATCTGATCTGTAATAAGTTAAAGAAATAAGACTCCAAGTATTATTAGTTAAGAAAGCTGAACTACTTCTTATCTGAGGACTAAACCATGTATAGTTATATCCTCTCAAATATAAACTTAATTGATTACTAGAATTCTGCTCTAGGTATAATCCAGTATTATATCTTTCACTATTTCCAGTATCATTAATCTTGGGATTAAATAGATTGAGGATACATGCATTTATTCCTACACTGTTAGGTTTATATATAAGGAATATAGTAAAGCCTTTATCAAAATTAAAGAGTCCATTACTAGCAGTAGCTAAGTCTAAATACTCTACATTGGCTCTAGTGAATCTCATTACATCAATAGAACCTTTAACAGTCATACTAGGTCTATTAGATGAATTAGTTTGCTGGAATAATCTATTGTATCCAGAAGAAGTATCTAACCATTCAGATACTTTACTACTTACTAAAGTAACTCCTAATTCTCCTCTTAATATTAAAGTAGGACTATTAATTTTATTTAGTGGATTAGGTAGAGTATTAGTTGGTATTGCTCTAGAAGTATCACCTTTAACTATTAAATAACTACCTGTTACAGTCTTACCAGCATCTCCTGAGTTAAAGATTAAAGTACCTGTTACTGGATTAATAAGAACTTCATTTAACCCTAATACATCAGTAGGATTAGTTCTAATAATAGCAGGATTACTATAACCAGATATAGAAAAAGACATTTTAGTAGTATCTACATGTTCCATAGCAGTAAATGTAGATATGGGACTTGTACCCCCATAAGGAGATTCAGGTATAAGTAAACTATAAGGGGCGCTATTAGGAATACTAGTAGAACTTAAATTAATAGTTTCTGTAGGGGCACCATACCAAGTAGAAGAGAAAGATAAGTTATTAGTCATATCCTTAATCTCTCCTTCACATACTACTTGAGTATAATATTCATTAATAACTCCCCCTGAACTACCTAACTCTTCCCAAGCTAAGGTTAATCCATCATCTATACCTATTAGATTATCTACAGTAGTATGGGTAGGTTTAGCAGCAGTAGAGGGTACTACCCAATTAGTTCCATTCCATGTAGGTGTATCTAATACCCAAGTAGAATTAATATTATCCCAAGAATAATAATCCCACGCTAATGGATTAGGTATTGCACCTACTGTATTAGCTGCTGTAGTTACACCTGCTGTAGTAATAAATGAGGGTAATGGAGTAAATACTGTATTAGGGGAATAGAACACACCCTTTTCTAATTCAATAGAACCTCCATATAAAGTATTATCTGTATTAATACTTCCTAATAAAAAGCTATCTTGAGTAGAACTATTAACTGTTACATCAGTAGAGTCCATTAAATAATTTTTAGCTACTACATACTTCCCGTTTATAAGACGAGGAAATATATGACCGTCATAAGTAGTATTACCTGTATTAGCTATACCTCCGCTTATATAGTTAGTAAGAGCTGTAGTACTAGCAAAATTAAAAGAATAGAGATATACATATGTTCCAGAAAAAGGATAGAGTACTCTTACAGAAATATACCATCTACTATCTACAGAACATACCAGTATATTAGGATTACTAAACTGAAAAGCTAAAGCGTTATAAGTATTAGTTGTCCATATAGAGTTAGCAGCTATACCCCCATAAAAATCTATCCAATTATTATTTACTGGCCCCGCACTAACTGTTGAACTATCAGAAGCCCACCACCATATAGCTAACTCTCCAGCAGATCTAACTCCACATAATGCTAATCTATCCAATCCACCAGAAGGAGAAGGATTAGGATCTGCTTTGATAAAGAATACTGAGTCATAAGTAGAGCTATATAGATTACTAGCAGCAAAGGTGAATGCTAAAGAAGTATTCCAATTATCAGAGTTATATAACTCTGCACTTCCTGAGTTATTAAAAAGAGCATAAACTTTAGTTCCATAATCTACACCATGACAGGGTAGATTCTTAATCTGAGTAACTGTATCATTATCAGGATCTACACTCCATAATCCAGTAGAAGCGCAAGCTATATAAACAATACCTGTAGTTGTATCTACAGTACATTGCCTAATATCTATTGCATCTAAATCAAAGTTATTAGTGTCGTAGGATTTATACTCTCCATTTAGAACTTGGAATAAAGTAATACCATTCTTATCCCAACAAAGAATCTTCCTCTCTGAATATTTAACAAATCTACATTTACCATTAGGTTCTAAATGAAAATTATTGTGAGGTAAATAAATAGAGTTATCTGCTTGAACAGGCATACTTCCTAAATAAGAAGCTACTTGATTATAAACATTACCATTAAACCCTGTAGTCTTTCTTTTATATATCTTATAAGTAGAAGTTCCTATTACCCCTCCAGTAATTAACTTAAACATATAAAGTTCAGGAAAAGAATTACCATTTAATCCTGACCAAGTACCGTCTAAATTAGGCTTAATAGAACCAGTAGCTAAATTATTAGCATCCTGAAAAGGTAGAGTAGCGTTAGCTGAGTGAGAAAAAAGGGATTTAAATACAGAATTAAATGTAATGTTTCTGGCAGAATAACTATTTGAATACTGACCCGTATAAATACTTCTAACTATTCTCCCTAAAAAGCTTGTATTAGTACTTAATAATGTACTAGTAAAAGTAACTTTTCTAAGTAATTTATCTATAGTACTGGATGAGGAACTAGCACTAGCTTGGAAATGTGTCCCACGATTATAAAAAGTAGGTCTAGTGTAATTACTACTAGGAATATTAGATAGACTAGGCATATGAGTACCTACATATAATCTTCCATTAGGAGATCTATTAGTAGGAGTACTACCTCCAGTGTTATGGTTAGTAAAAGGAGTATTACTAGTTATAGTATCTCCTACATCTTTAGCATAATCTAGAAATACAGAATCAAAAGGCACTCTTAATCTATATACAAAATCTATTATTTCTGTAGCATTCTGTGTACATGGAGTATCTAGTACTACATAAGCCATAGCTTGAGTAGATAAAGAGTTAGCAGGATAGTTAGCTTGACTACCACAATGGTCTATAGAAGAAGATAGTTTAGTTAAAGCTATAGTTTTAAATGTTCTAGAGTAACCATTACCTACCCCATATAAAGATTCAGTAGAACCTAATCTCTGTCTTATTTCAATAATGTAATCTGTATTAGCAGTAGATGGGATAATAGATATATAAGGGCCAGCATTAGCGACATTAGTTATTGCAGTAGCAATGAATCCATCTAAGAATAATATTGATCTACCATAATCAATAGTATTAGTAGAAATAGAAATATTACTAAGAAATATACTGCCTCTCTCTTCTATAAGAGTAGGGAAGGAAATACTATCTGAATAGTTAACTATTCTATTAATAAAACTATTAGTAATATTATTCTTATATCTCTTATTAAATCTTTCTACTAAAGTGTTCTCATCTTTAATAGATATTTCAAATTCACCTTGTAAAAGATTATCCAATCTGATATCCTCCAGCATTAAATTGATATGGCTGATTAGTTATAGTGTTTGTAGAACCATAACTAGTATTAGTTAATAAATAGCTAGTTCCTTCTTGATAAATTAAAGGAGCATTAAAAGAGTATGAAACATTATTTATACTATTTGATGAGCCATAACTAAAATGATTAACTAAGTAACTAGTTACTTGTTGATTAATAATTGGTGAGTTAAAAGAATAAGAAATATTGCTTTTAGTATTACTAGAACCATAAGAAATACTATTAGATATAAACTCTTCTACAACACCAAAGTTAGAATTAGATTTAAAGTAAAAGGGTTTAGTTCTCTTTACTTCTACATTACCTAACTCATCTTTATAATAAATAGCTAATAAATGATTATACCCCTGAATAGTAGATATAGCTGATGTTTCACTAGCTAATACCTGATCAACAAGAGTATAGTTACCAGTAGTATTTATATATAGTTCAGCTTTATATACCTTACTAATATTAAAACTAGAATAATCCCAACTTAGTATTGCTTCAGGAGTTAGATTACTTAAATAGTAACTATTCTCTATTCCTAAAGGCCCTAATACACCTGCTTTAATATCAAGGGGTAATAAATCATCAGCTACATAGTTCTCAGATACCCTACTAATAGAAAGAGGTAAGGTTGAGAACAAAGAGGTATTAAGAGTTAAGTCTTTAAACTTAGAGCTATCAAAGCTAGAAGTTATTCTTAGTACTATTGGTTGATTACCAGCTACAAAGTTATTAGGAAATACTATTGTAGGAGTAATAGAATTTGGGTTCTCTATAGTTATAGAGGGGCCGCTAACTTGAGTCCATTCAAATCCTATAGAAGAAGAAGAAGTAGCTACAGTTATAAGTAAAGGCTGATTAAAACAAACATAATATATCTGCTCAGGTATTACATTAAACTCTAAAGGAGGAGCTGGAAAGAATAGAAACCTTTTCATGCTTTTATATCTTCTCCATCTACTAATTCAATAGAAGTGTTTATCTCTTCTATTAGAGGAATAAATCTATCTCTCCAACCCATATCTATATAAGCATTTATTCTGAATAGAATATGTCCCATATGGAAATATGAATTAGCCCCAGTACTCCATTTAAAACTAGAGTAGTTAGTATGAATAATATCTAATCCTTCTAACTGTCCTGGGAATTCAGGATTAAGAGGAAATTTCTTATGGTGAGATATATCATATAGAGCTAATCTAGTTAATTCTAAATAGTCACTGATAATATCAAAAGGAGGATTAATAGAAAGTTCTACTTGAGTAGTTTGAGGACTAGTTGAGTAATAATCTAAAGGACTCATTACTACTTCTTTAGGTATAGTAATTAAATCTCTATCATCACTTATATCTAACCCATCAATAGAGACTTCCCTATAAGAATAAGAGACTATGAAATGATACATAGCCTCTTCTATATTACGTCCCATATTATAAGCTTTATATAAAACTGAAGGGTTAACTGCACTAGGTAAAGGGAAGTTACCATCTTCAGTTACTTGAGCAAATCCAGGAAATATAGAACAAGTTAATCCTTCATTTAAAGGAATACCTGACATAAATCTAAAATTAGATATAGGTATAACTTCTTTAGATATAGGATGAAGAACTAAAGGAGCAATTAATAAAGGATGATTCGATAAGAATTTAAATATTGAATAAGATAATTGAGATAACGAAGGAACTACAGATTTATAAAGCATGATTAGGGTTCTCTCTATTATTAACCCTTCTTAAAAAGTCTATTTTATCGTATACATTCTGTATTCTAGGAGAGTGGGATGACTTTACAGAACGGGCTACACCATAATCTTTATTATCTACTATATAAGTAGAAGAGTTACTTAAAGAAGAATCAGACATAGAAGTTGCATCAATAATTAAAGATCGGGGCTTAACTCTAAATTCAGTTTTTATAGCTAGAGATCTACCAGTAGCTATCTCTAATCCTGGTATCTCTGTAAGAATATCTATTACTTCTTTTATTTCTAGTTTAGTTTTCTTAAAAGCCGTAAATTGTAAACCATAACATATCTTACTATCCTGAATTAAAGTAGAAACTAATCCTGCTAATACATCAGTATATTGAGATATAGGATATATAGCTTTAAGTATCTCTATCAGAGAATCTTCTACTGATAATGAGTTAAGGTTTATAGATAAACTATTATCATTATTTAGATATTTCTTAGTTTGAGGAAATAATTTAGGATCAAAAGAACTTAATCTAAGTCTTAATTCCCCACTAACTGAAGTATAACCATCAGCTAATCTAAACCAGAAGGTATCTAAGATATAGTCTTGTTTAGCAGTACTAGTAGAACTACTAGATACATTCTTAAGAAGAGCTTTAACATCTCCATTCTGAACTAATAGAGTAATAGACTTAGGCCCCCTTTTATCTAGATAAGAATAAGAAGGATTAAGTCCATATACTAGACCATCTATATAAGGTATGGAGTAACTAGTATTGTTTCTAATAGAGGGATTAATAAAATCAGAAGAATCAGAATATAAACTATCCCAATAGATTGTATTAGTTAAAGATTGACCAGTATTATCAGCAACACATATATAAGAGATACCAGCCGCATCTACTATATCACCAGCAACATAAGCAGTAATATTATCCCAGTTACCTTTATAAGCAATAGAAGTTATAAGATTAGGTTTGACCGCTTTAGCATATTCAATCTTATCTATAGTATAGAACTTTAGTATTATTAATTCTCTACTAACAATATTGCTGTGTCTTCTAGCATTGAATGTTAATGAGTTAACTTGCTGAACCATTCTAAAGGCTAATACCTTTCTTTCATGTTCATCATTATCTATTTCATATAACTTCTTTTTAACTAGTACTATATTTGCTAAAGAAGCACTTCCTTTATTAGGAGAGGCTAGGATATTAGTTAATGCGCCGCCAGTTAAGGAATTATTCTCCAAACAAGCAGTATTAAAAGTATCTGCTAGTGTATCTATAACTTCATCAGCAGTCCATCCATCTCTAATAAAGAAAGAACCTTCAATAGGAGGATTCACTTGTAAGGTAGGATGTATCTGAGTTACTGCCTGTGTAAGTTGTTCAGCATCAGCTATTATTAAAGGTTCTCCTTCCATTGAAGATATATAATACCAACCTAATGCTATCTTAGTAGATGGTATAGATAGACTACTTAGAGTTCTAACAGTCATCTCTACATCTAAATCTTCTAGTCTTAAAGGTTCTTTAATAGGAACCTGATTAAATAAACTTTCAGGAAGAGTAGTTTTATCTATATCTAAAGCTATATAAATAGTTTCATTAGAATTATTAGCACTAGGTAATGTAATAGAAGAAGATTCTACTTTTCTACCAGTCTCATATAGTTTAATTATCCTATCTAAATCAACAATAGCTTGTTCTTCTATCTTATTACCTAGATCTATATTCTTAATATCTGAATTAATAGGTAATTGTCTTATAAGGATAGAAGCCGTTAGAGCAGCAGCTATACTAGTTATACCTTCACTGAAAGGACTGGTTCCTAAAGTCATAAAGTTAACTACGTTCTGAATTAACTCAGAGAAGTTACTTTCATTAGTGGAATATCCAGGAGCAGTATATCCAGTACCAGAAGTTAATTGTCCTACTGGATTGTTGTTAAATAAGAAAGTATTATCTAAGTTTTTAGAGGCAGCTAATATAAGACCTATTCTAGGATATACCTGTACTTGAGCTACTCTAATAACTTCAGTTGGTTTCCTCTCGTAAGGTTTTATTAAAGAGGAATAAGAGATTACCATATCAGTAAAATCTATCTGATTTACTTCAAGGAACTCTTTAATAATAGAATTCCCAGAGAAGAATCCTTCTCCGGGACTAGCTCCACCAAAATTAGACATATTAGTTTTATTTTATTCGGCAGTTTTCTGAATTGTATATTCTTGATCCAGAATGTCTTGGATGACTTTAGATTTAGTACTATATGTAATATTATAAGATTTACAAATAACTTCTAAATCTTTTCTAATCTTTCCTAATAACTCTCTTTCTCTTTCGTCTCTTAAAGGAGTTGAAGGTTTATTCTCTTGTTCTAATATACTAGCTACTAAATGACTAACATTAGAATCTAAAAGGGGAACTTCCCCCTTAGATTCTAATATCATTTCTTCTCCAATAATAACTGGAGGCTGAGTATAATTCAAATCTGGAATAGCTTCCCCTTTATTAGTATTTAGAGATAGTTGAGCTAGTACTTCCTTTTCTATATGTACCATTTGAGAATAATCATTGAAGGAAGAAGATAGAAAAAGTAATTCTTTATATTCTTCTTCTTTATCTGTATCTAAATAGAAGTCTTCACCAGTAGTAACAAAATGATTCTTACTACCATATACATATCTAAAAGGAGCTAATACCAATACTCTGACTTTCATAAATCTAAATTATTTAGCAAACATTTCAACTACTGATTCTACAGCTAAACTAGCCCCTAATGTCAACTTTACTAAAGGTTCTGGATCACCATAACGTGTTAGTTTACTAACAGGTAATTGATTACCAAATCTTAAAGTAAAAGGAGCAGGACTCATATATATAGGATCAATACGACCTAAAGAAGCTGCATCTTTCTTAGTAAGATATCTAGTAACACCATAGTTCTTTACTACTTGACCAATAGGCATATTAGAAGCATATTCATACTCAAATACAGCTACATGAGTTTTACCTGAAGCAGTAAACGTACTAGCAGTTGTTAAATCAACAACTGTACCATTAATATCTGCAATAGCATCTGATTGGCTAGCATAATTCTTAGCAGATTTTAATAGATACTTTCTGCTAGGCATAAAAGCTGTGTTAGCCGCAGCTATAGCATATACTCTTCTCTGTGCTGGAATTAGACCAACTTTAGACTTGAAATCTAAAAACTGATCTCTAGACATTACTGAGAGAGCATTTCTCTTAGGAGAGTTATCTACTGTAGCTACTTCTGCTAGAACTAGATCAAATCCAATAGGTGCAAAAGGTTGTAGTTGATATAATGGATCCCACTGTCTACGTTCTGCTTCATAATAAGCATTGAAGATTGTGATTTCATCAGTAGTAGCAGTGCCGTTATAAACTTTTTTAGATAAAGCTTGTAAGCCACCTTTAGCTAATACACCTTGTTCTACATCACTAGGAAAGAAAGTATGAGCAATAGCTTCAGCAGTTTGTGGATCAGCAGCTACATAATAAGAATTACCCGCAGCTTCAGCAGCAGAACGACTAGAAGGTTCTAGATATTTAGGTACTGCACCAATAATAAAAGATTGACCTTGAGCAACTAAAGAAGATAAAGTACTAAAGTCAATTGATTTACCTGTGAAACTATAATCAGTACCTTCTACTTCAAGCAAACCCCCATCAAATTCAATAAGATCATCAGTAATAGTATATGTTGGAGATTTCTTTAGGTAGCATTGAGCGTAAGTTTTATCTCCACCTTGAGTTCTAGCTCCGGGAAATATTTGGTTTAAGAAAAGTAAACCCATTGTTAATTATTAATTCCTGTATAAATTTTGATTAATATAAGATTCAACTCTCAGTTAATCGCAGATATAACAATTAACTGAGATATATAAAATTGAATCAATATAGTATATATATAATTAGAAAAGTAAGTGGAAAAGATCTCCAAGTACACCAAGACGTTGTTCAATTTGATCAACAGTACATACTGTCATATGAGCAACTCTATCTGGATACTTGAGATATGGCATACCTGCATTACCCATTTGTACATACATACCAGGAGCAGCAGGGATTTGTGTTTCAGTTTGTACTCTAGTCCACAGACCAGGAGCTCCACCAGATTCTTCAGATACACAATATTGTGTTCTACCTGGAGCTTCACTAGCACCTTGACTATCTTGTTCTGCTACAAAGACAATTTTATTCTTAGGCCAAATTCTCTTAACAAGACCATCAGTAGGATCTTTATAGATAGTATCTACTATACGAATAGGAATACCTGCAATAGTGGCTAATTTACCTTCACCATCAAGTGTGATAGAACCATTACGCATTGGCACTCCACCATTAGGAACTAATAGACCCACACCAGCAGCAGTAGTATTCTGACCAGCAGTTACACCAAAACGAGGAATCCATCCACCCATAGCTATCTTAATCTCATTGTTCATTGAGATAATATCTCTAAGCTCTGGGCCCATATACATGGCAGTTAGCTTAACTTTATTAGTATCTCTAAACCAATTAGAGAATCTAGTAACACAATCAATAATAGCTGCATCTGGTTCTGTCCAAGGAACTCCGGCACCACTAGCTGCTGGATCAGCAACGTTAGCATCTACTAGAGTTCTAAATAGAGAATGTTCTGCTCTACCTCTAAAACCTGAAGTAACATTATAAGCCCACATGTTATGAGCAGGTATTCTACTAGATACAGCAGCGCCTACTTGAGTACGAGGATCAGTATAGTTAATACCACCTAGTAACATCATAGCTCTATAGATATTCCAAGTCTGGTTATGTTGATTAACCATTCTTGTCATCTTAGTTTGAATCTGTTCTGCTGGAGACCATCTTTCATTTAAGGTACCAGGTCTAACTCTACTATTAATTTCTCCATAAGAGATAAAAGTAGAACGTCTAATATAAAGAGGTTGAACAACTCTACGAGTCATCGTACCTTCGTTATCAGAAAGAATAACGTCAGGCTTACCCATTTCTACCATTGGGAAAATGGTATCAATACCTTGGAAATTCTGTTCTATAACTACATGTCTCTCTAGAATATTTTCTTCTGGAAACAATTCTGTTAGAGGAGTATTACCTACTAAAGGAACTATAGATTTAGCTAGTTCAGTAAACGTAGGTTCTCCAGGCAACGAATGGTTAGCAACAGTAATCTGTTCACTAACATAAGGGCCAAAATTAGGAGTCGCTAAAATAGGATTCATTATAAATTAATTACCTTAAAAGTATTATTGACCCAGCTTTAATTTAGTAGCTTTGTCTTTATTAGATTGAATAATCTCTTTCATGCTGGCTTCTAAACCAGTTGGAGAGCTGATAGATTGACCAAACTGTTCATAAGTAACAGGCTCAGTTTTAATAGCATCCATTACTAATGAAGTGATTACTTCCAATACTGATTTAGATTCTTCGTTACCCGCAGCAGTAGATAGTTTAATAACATTACTATTACTATCTAAAGCAGATTCAATTTGACTAAATCTTTCAATAAAAGAAGCTGGCATTCCTTGATCTACTAGCTTTGAGTATCTAGCAGTTCTTTCTGCTTTAGCTACAGAAGTAGAGAATGCTTGAGAGATTTCTTGCTGCTTATTTAAAGCATTACTTAAATCAGCTATCTTACTATTAAGACCTTCAATAAGTTGACTATTCTGAGCCTTCATAGCTTCTAGTTGCTTTTCGTAAGCAATAGAAAGATTATCTGTAACCTGTTTAATAAGAGCTGCTACATCTAACTTAGCTTGGGGCTCTTCAACTACAGATGTCGAAGAAGTAGTAACAATAGCAGGCTGAATAGGTTGTTCTAAAATTGGAGTTGGAATAGTTGCTGTAGGAGCTATTCCTGTAACTGTATTACCTGTAGCTTCTAGTACAGCATTAACAGCTTCAGTAACAGTTTCTACATTATTGTTTTGTTGTGACATTTCAATATCTGAACTAGTTAAATTAGTATCATCTATTGATAGTTTAATCATGAATACAGATCTGCTTTGTGGGCAGTCATTCTGCTTACTATTATCTATTTCTTCAGAAGCATTAACAGATAATGCTTGAACTTTTAAATCCCTAAAAGGAATAAAAGGAGAATTAGTTAAAGCAACTCTAGTTAATACAACTCCTAAATTCTCACCAGTTTCTTTACTTTTAAAATTCCTTATAAGTTCAGGAGATACATATTCATACTCTCCATTAAGAACTAATTTATAAGTATCTTCAGGACAAGAATATAAACCATATAGAATATTATCTTCTATAGATAACTTTTGTAGTTCACCTTTCTTAAGTTCAGCGTCTACCGCTTCATATTCAGGATCAGTAGAGTGACCATAAGTAATATAAGAAGTAAAACCTAAAGCGTCATTCTCAAAGTTAGATAGTACTGAATTGAATTCATAGTCATCAAACTTAACTTGTCCATATTTCTCATGGTAGAAATTTCCTTTCTTAGCAATAGGTATCTTTAACATACCTTGTGAAAAGTAAAGGCGGCTTTCTAATATATCTTCATATACTTCTTCTTTAGGAGAAATATCTTCTATCTCCTTCTTAATCCATAATCTACAATAACCTTGAGGACTGATAGAACCTTCTACTACTGAACAAGCATTCTCGTAGTAATAGCTACATGTTTCACATTTAATACTTCTATTAGATAGATAGAGAGGAGACTCATTAGTATATAGAGCTTCTTCTTGAGAGAAAGAACCAGTCTGAGATATTACCTGATCTATGCTATCTTCAAGTAATTCTTCTTTAGATATATCTGTATCCATATATTGCTTTTGATATTATCAATCTAAATAATATCTATATATGCAATAGTAAGTGGTAGGAAGGATTGCCTATTTAGTTTATGAGTAGATTATCTAATATCTATATTGAAATATTTCAATATAGATATTAGATATGAATCCAACAATAATAGATATTCCACAAGGTATAAGAAGTGATGCAGTTGATAAATTAAACTATTTACTAGCTCTTATGGCTGATCTTTATTCTCAATTTAAAACTGCTCATTGGAATGTAAAAGGTATGAACTTTATATCTTTACATAAGATGTTTGATGACTTAGCAGGGGAAGTGGATGGGCATGTAGATAGTATTGCTGAAAGATTAGTAGCTTTAGGGGGAATAGCTTATGGAACTATAAAGATGGCAGCTTCTAGTAGTACTCTAAGTGAGTTATCTATCGAACAGTTTAATGGAGCTAGTTACTTAAAAAGTCTAGCTATTAATATAGTTAAGATTACTTCTCTATTAAGAGAATATAGCGGCGCATTAGATTCTAGTGGAGATATAACAACAGCTAACTTTTTGCTAGAATTAGCATATTCGTTAGACAAAATGTTGTATTTTATAGAGTCTCACTTATCTAATGCTTAAACTAATTAATTCTATTCTTTCTGAGAATCCTACTGCTGATATAACCTTAATCAACAAACTACAGCTTCTAGTAGATAAATATAATCTTAAATGGGTTCCTTCTAAATTAGGTAAGGGGGCCTATTTTATTATGCACACCCTTAGTACTAGTAAAGAACTGAGTTATGAAAACTATAGAAGGAATTGGAGTAAATCTAATAAACTTCAAGGTAAAGGAATGTTATTGAAAGGAGATAATCTCAAATCATTTAAAAAGATATATAAAGATATTCATAAGGTTAATTTAGGTGCTAATTTAAATAGCTTATGGATAGGTGATTGGTTACATGCTTATGATTATTTAACTAAGATAGTAAATAATGCGGCTGGTAAAACTTCTAAAGTTCAAAAGCCTAAACTTAAATTAGTTAATGGAGGAAAGACTAGTTGGGCTAGTGAATTTGATATTCAAGAAGAGTTAGTAAAACTAGCTTCTTACTCTAATCTTAATTTAAGAAGAGAATATGTAATTGATAATCTTCTAAAGAATAAGACTAACAATCTAGCTAGAACAAGAAGATATGATTTAGTTCATATATCAGATAAGAGAGTAGTTATATATGAATTAAAGAAAGGACTTCTAACAATAGAAGATGTATCTACTTCTTTAGGGGAGAAAGGATATATGAATCTAGCTAGGAGCCACTTTGGTAAAGAAGTAAAGTTAGTATTTCTTAGTCCTATAGGGATACAAGAAGAAGCTAAGAGATTAATAGATGAGATGTCAAATATAGGATTCTTAAAAGTAAATGATTTTGCTAAAGCTATATATTTATCTATTGAAGAAGAGATGAAGAAAAAAGATTCTTTATGGTTTGCTAGAGAGAGAATCTTACCTCAATTTCCTAGATTACTAAAAGAGTTAATAGTTAAAAGAGAGGCGGCATGAAATCATTAGAGAGAATATTATCTACTAAAGCTCTACTAGAAATATTAGAAAAGAATGTTAGTGAGCCAGAGATAGATAAAGAAGAAGGTAAATTAAGATTTAAGATAGCTAAGTTAACGAGAGATAGATCAGTATCTATTGATCTAGATAAGATAGCTTGGGGCCCATTAGAAACTGTATATGAATCTAATGTAGCGGCTCTAATGATAATGAGAGGCTACTTAATATTTCCTATAGAAGGAGGATGGATAGTAGTTAATCCTGAAGGAGAAGAATATCAAATAGATGGAAATAGTTGTACTTGTAAAGGTAATAGTTATAATCCATCTAGTAGATGTAGTCATTTAATATTAAGAGATTGGATGCTCAATTATAGAGCTAGAGGAAATGAATATAGATTAGATAAAGGATATTAAAATAGGCGGCTAGATTAGCCGCCTATTTTATTTACTTGTTACTTTTTTCTTATCTTTAATAGGTGATGCCTTAGGTATAGAGGGCATAACTTTAGAATCTTTCTTAGCTTTAGAAGCGGTAGAAGAATTAGAACTATCTCCATCAATATTAGTATTCTGATTGATATTAATACGTTCTTGTCTTCTATCTGGGAAGATAACAGTAAAGTCATCTTTATCAATTTCTCTATCTGGGAATTCAACTAACTCTCTAACATGTTTGAAATCTATTTCATTAGAAGGATTAATAAACCCTAGATTAGATAACGAATCAATAGCTTCTATAAGAGTCTTCAGTTCACTATTTCTAGTCGGTCTCTTTTGTATAGATCCACTTAAATAGGCTTTTGGGTTTCTTCTAGGATCAAAATTATATTGAATTAACTGTGCGCATAGCTGATTAGTAAAAGGCTGAACTATGCTATCAAATAGAGAAGATACAAATGTATTAAATAATTCTAACTGTCTTTCAGATGCGCCTCCACTTCCTAATCTATTAGAATTATCTCTCATAAGAAGATTAGGTATTCCCAATCCCATCATCATATTATTATCACAAAGTTCTATAGCTTGATTGAAACTATCAGAGAAATTGTTTCCAGTAGTAATGGCTTCTACTTTAATAGGTTGATCTTTACTTATCTGTGTGAACACTAATGCAGTTTCACCAGATAGATTCTGCATCTCTTCTGTTGTAACTTCATGTAGAGTCTTAGGTCTTATAGTTCCATCTGGCTCCTCTACTGTTTCTCTAGTATCTACTGGAGGTACGACAACATATATAAGAGGAGTGCCATATCTATCAAGAGCTACAGTTAACATATCTCTATAAGCTTCTTTAAAATAATGATAAGGAAGCACGGGTTCTAGAATAGACTTTCCATATGGATTATTTCCTTCTCCATTAAGAGTTATATATACTCTTTTACTTTTAGGTAGTCTGACTAGGTTACCTAAGATCTCTCTTTTAGAGGAGTAATATCTACTATTGAGTAAAGGATAAGGAGCTGGTACCCATACACCAGATTTGAAGGGACTATGTGTTACCTTATCTCCATCTTTAACTACACCGAAATCATTTAAGTGTAAATATACTTGCAGTGGATGATAATTAATTAGACTATCTACCCATACCTGAGGAGTTTCATTAGGGCCTATCTTCTTCTGCCAATTTATTTCTGATACTCCATAACCACACCATAAAGAAGGAGTAGCTATTTCTATAATCCACTTCTTAATATTATCTTGAATATTAGCTTGTACAAAGTCATCTATTTCAGGATCAGGATGTGAATAGGAACCAATTCGAGCTATTAAAGCTTGAATAATATATTCTAAACCTTGTTTAATAATAGGTTCTTTTCTTCTAACTGAATCCCAAGCAGCAAGTTGATAATAGGAAGGCTTGGTACTAAAAGAAAACTCCTCACCATTAGAATTATATGAAGTTGCTCTTCCTAACTGACTATATACTAAAGGCTGCTTTCTAAATATTGCAGTAGTATTAGATGGGGGATCTGTAGGAATTACTGATATATTGCCTTCTGTAGGATGTAAATCAGCCATTTAGATAAATAAATATATAAATTAATAAGTACTTATCTAACTTTACATAGATAAGTACTTATTAAGTAAGTAGTTAAGGTAGATGAAAAGTAGGTCTATTTATTGAAGCCATATGATTAGCAGGAGCTAAGTCTTCTATCTTTTTAGACATCTCATCAAAAGTCTTCTTCTGTTCTTTATTCTGCTCATCTACAAAATTACTTACTGAAGAATAAACAGCTTCTTGCCAAAACTCATCTAAAGCTAAATACTCTTCTAATGACATGTGAGTAATATTAGCTATTATTATCCATTTATCTAAAGATGCCGCCTTCCTAATATTATTACCAACTCTTTCTACATAAGAATGTTTAATAAATATTAAATCTTCATCAATAGGATAAGGTTGATTTATAAACCTATTTGATAGAGTTAGAGAACCATCCCAATAAGCATGTCTATCTATATGATTAGGAATAATAGAACTAAATCTAGAGTATTGAACTAATACAGAATCTTCAGAGAAATAATATATTAGTTTAAATGGTTCTAGGCTGGTAGCTTGGCTGCTTTTGGTTTCTGCGTAGTATCTCCAGTCACTCCCATTAACTTTTTTGCCTGGTCTTCAGCAGCTTTTCTAGCTTTCTCATCAAGAGAAAACATATTCATAAATACTTCCATATAGAAAGATTGGTCTCTTAAGTCCCAACTATCAAATATAGTAATAGGTTCTGCTTCCCAATATTGTTCTACTGCAATATTATCTACGTGGGTTAAACACTTTACTGCTAGTAAATCTTCTGCTAAATATCCTGCTGTTTTATCAAACTCTCTTAGAATATCTCTTCTATCTTTAAATGATGGAGCTCTAAAAGAAATGTCTTTACCACTAGGTAATTTAATATTATACATAAACTCAATATGTCAGTTCTAATCTTCAATACTAGAGACTGTAGTTGCTAGAAAGTGGGCACTATTTAAATAGTCTTATTAGTTATATAGAAGAGATAGCATTAGGTATCTTTTCCCTTGAGTAAATATAATTATCGTTCTCTTTTCAGAAGAAGAAGAAGTAGAAGCTATAAATCCAATCCTCTACTTAATACAGCTAGATTTAATCTATTGTTTAGAAGTAGTACTCCCTATGAGTATCAATCTCAAGAAGATTTATATAGGGGATTTCTTAATAATGAATATATGGAGATGGCTGAAAGAAGAGCCGAAGAATCTAATGCTGAAGCTGAATTAGCTGTTAAAAGAGCAGTATTAGATAGAGCAATAGATATATTTGATGCTTCTTTAGAAGAAGATGGATTAGATTCTAATGCTGTATATAAAAGATTATTTGGAGCTTTTGAGACTAGAAATCTATTTGATGATAATGACTTAGATAGAGAATTCTCTAGAGATTTACTTCATGACTTAAGTAAGTTTATGAGAGGAGAAGAAGTAGATAATAAAGAACTTATTCCTCAATATAACTATATAAGAGAAAGAGAAAGGGAATTATTAGATAGAGAATTATTGGCGGCTCCTAATGCTAGTAAAGCCATCAATGATGATATAGAAAGATTTAAAGAAAGGGCTCATGGTACTAGTTCTAGTATTAATACTATTACTGGAGGAGGATTAAATAGAAGTAAAAGTTTACTAGAAGATATTAACTTTGTTAATAGACCAGGTATCTTACCAGCAGTAGCTATGTTAGCTGAAGCTAATAAAGAATTCTTTATAGATATCTTCCAACTACAGAATAGAACAATACAAGACTACTACATAACTAATATTATCAATAGAGCTACTGCTTATAGAGAATCAATAGCTAGAGGAGAAAACCCAGATAAGTTTAGTTTTAATATAAGGATGGCATTCAATTTAGAAGCGCCTCATGATGTTGGTTCTATGGCAGGCATTCTAGGATCTAACTTGGGCTTCTATAACAAACTAATGAGATTAAAAGATTTATATAAAGATGATATAGATATTAATGTTCTATTCGCTGATAAGAAAAGCCACCCTAAATTTATAGTAACTGATAATTACGCCATATTAGGATCTCAAAACCTTACTGCTCCTGTTGGTAAATCTGTTTATCAAGCAGGATCTAACTATGAAATTATTAAAGTTCTTCATTATAAACAAGAAGGATATACCCCAGATGAATTAATAGAAGAGATTAGAGCTGGTAGAAAGAGTGCTAAAGATATAGATGCTCAATCTCTTTTATATCTGCAAGCTAGACAAGTAATGAAAAGAACGTTTAATAAACCCAATGAAAAGAATCTTTCTAGTGAAGTGAGTAATATAGGGGGCCCTGTAGAAAACTTTAATTTTCTTAAAGGAACTCTTGAGTATATAGATGGGGCTGGTAGAAGAAATGATGCCCGTATGTCTATGATTCTAAACCAAGTATTCTTACTTCAATATGAAAAAGATTTAATGTTTGGTAATAAAGGTCTTATTAAAGGTGAAATGGGGCCTCATTCTCAACAATTATTTGATAGTAGAAATCAATATATTAATCAGAAAGCTCAAGTCTTTCAGAAGATGCAGAGACAATTCTTAGAGATGGTTATTGAAGGAAGAGGAGTAGCCTATGTAGATATCAGAACTTATAGAGATAAAGTTCAAGATCCAGTAATGGATAAGTTAAGTGAAGTTGGATTATTAAAAAACTATAATTATGATCTAACAAAGTTAGTAGGTGACTTAGCAGTAGGTAATACTACTAAAGAAAGAATTAACTCTTTAACGGCTGAACTAAAGAAGTATAGCTATAAAGGACAGGCATTAGATGAATCTATGGCTGTTCAAATTATGGCTATGGCTAGTGGAAATATACAGTCTGTTAATGTAGCAATGCAGCATGGTAAAGAGTGGTTAGCAGAAGAAAGAGATAAGAGTGGTAAATGGGTTCCTATTGCTGCTAAGAGTGGATCATCTAACCCTAATATGTACTCTGGAGCTTTAGCAAATAATGAGTTTGAAAAAGATTTAACTAACTGGGAAATAGATTTTATTACTGCTAACGATAAGGTTAGAAAGCTGGCTAATGTACAGAGAGATAGAGGTACTTTTGGATTTGGTTTAAGTAGAAACCAAGAAGAAGAAATGATGAGAGATCAGGCTAATGCTTTTCATGAGAAGGTCAATGATATAAGAGTTAGAAGAATAGGTCAGATTGAATATAGTGATGTTTATCAAGGGGGAGAATGGGAAAAGCAAGTAGATAGAAGTAGATTGATGGAGCTACATGATAGGTTAAAGAATCTAACTAGTGATCTAGGTGTAGATAATATTATGTCTGTTGGAATTAATAGAGATAATCATAGTAGAGCTATATCTTTATCTGTTAGGTTAGATCCCTCTAGATTAGGAGTTAGTGGATTAGGGCCTATTAGTTATAAATTCACTACGTTATTAAATGGAGCAGGTAGAGATGAAGGTTATGTAATGGAACTTAATAAATCTAAGATGATTGGTAGAACAGAAGTAGTTAATACATCAGGAGTCAATCTAGTTACTGGATTTGAAAGGGATGGTAAACAATTAATAGTTCAACATGGACAAAGAGTAGGATTATCTCCTATAGAAAGTACTATTGCATTACTTAGTTCAGTAGCGATAGAGGTAGGTAATCAAGCACTTATTAATAAACCTAGAGAAGAGTTTGATAAATATAGAGGTAATTATGATGCTATAGGAAGTATGGTAGTTAATTACCTATTAAAGATGAGTGGGGTTAATAGAAAAGATATATCTTCTCTATTAGATATGGATGGAGGAGATTTGTTATATGGGATTATTACTAAGTTTGAGAATAGATTTACGGGTAGAGATGGCGGCGTATTAGATAAGGTTAGGAGTTTAAGTAATATTTCTTTAAACGATAGTAATAGAAATGTTCAGATAAGAAATCTAATTAATACGATGAAGTTAATGGCTCTTAATAGTGGTACTAGCAGAGCTGGAGTTCTAGTAGGAGGAAGTAATTTTGATAGCAGTAATTCTATTATTAGTCAATTCATAGCTCTTATGGGTATGGATGAGTTTGCTGATTTAAGATATGACGTTATTAACGCTAACTCTAATAGCTTTTATAGAAAAGGAATTGAGCAGGGTATAAAAGAAGTTAGTAATAGTAAGTTTGAGGATAGATATTTATATGGACAAATAAATACTTATAGTGGATCTCAAGGAAGTAGAAAAGTTCCTATATATGGTTTTGATAGAGGAAGAGAAAGAGATGTTCGTATTATTAATAGTCAAGGAGGGCTAGCTAGTTTAGCTTTACTTAATTCTCCATATGCTTTTGGGCCTTCTAGTGATTTAGGTAGAGGAGACTTAGCTTTCTTCTCTGTAGCTGAAGGAGGTGGATCTAGAGAAATAGGTAATATTGGAGATGATCTAACTAATGAAGCTTTACTTCCTTTCCATAGACATGCTGGTGTGGGTCATTTAACTCTTATGGATACTATAGAAGATAGTGGAGTTGGTGCCATATTGAAAGTTAGTGAAGCGGCTGATTATGCTAAAACTATTCAACATTTAGGTGGTGGTTTTGCTAGTAAGACTGGAGAGGATTATGTTGAAAGATTGAGAGAGATGAGTGGAGAGGATGATACTTTCCTTATGTTTTACTTTGACAGAATTGGTAAGGCTTCTCAAATTAACCAAAGATTAAAGAATGTTGGTGGTACTAGACCTCTTATGGATCTAACTATGGAATACCAACAGCTTATAGATACTATGAAGGCTGTTAAGTATAAGAATAAATTTAGTAAGGGTTCAGTTAATGTGGCTACCAGTGATCAATTAAGAGCAGCTTATCTAGATGATCTAAGAACAGGATTAAAAAGTATTGGTAAGAGTAGTGATTTAATAACTAGCGATTATGCAATAGGAGCAGAGATAGGACAACAGTTAGCTCCAGTATTAAGCGCTCAATTAAGTAAGGTAGTAGAAGATATTAGATCACAAGTAATGAGTGAATTTAATTTCTCTAAAGAAGAAACTTATGGTGGTATAGGTGCAGAAATATTTAGGGCTAAGTTATTAAATGTTAATACCCATGCTTCTATGGATAGAGGAATGATGGCTTCTTCTAGAAGACATGGTTCTCCTATTATGCTTATGCAATTAAGCGGTGCTTATTCAGATTGGTATTATGCTAATCCAGAATATGGTGGTGAAGATGGCATGAGACAGACTTTTATAGATAGAAGTGTTAAGACTGTTCAAGGAAGTAAGTTAAGAGCAACTATTTCTTCTAGTGATCTTATAGATGCATTAGGTATAGATAGCTGGAATATAATGAATAATGTAATGAGAGAAAGTGGTGAAATTATAGCTTTTGATAATGAGGATAGAAAAACTTGGGTATATAGATATGATGAGAGTAAGAAAGAATACATAAAAAAGAATGTAGTTGATAGTAGGAAACAGTTTCCCCTTATCAAAGATACTATTGAGAAAGTAGTAGAGAAACCCAGCTTTAGTTATGTTAGTGCTACTAGTAGTACTGCTTCTTTCTTCGAGGAGAATGCTAGAGAGGTATTAAAAGATATTAGGATATTAAGTGCCAACTTAGATAGTAATGAGATTCTAGTAGAAGTTAATTATATGAGAACTCTAGTACAAGGAGGAGGTAGAAGAACTGAATCTAGTGCTGGTGGTTTATTTAAAGGTGTTCCAATATTCACTAATATGAATGGAGTATTAGATGAATGGATAGGACAAAGGGGTGGCTCGTTAACTGGAGCTAATATAAGAAGGGAACAGATACAAGGTATAGCTAACCCTAAGAACTTTAAGAGTTATTTCTTCTCTCATGGTGCAGAGATATTAACACAAGAAAGAGATAGTAAAGGTAATAGTAAATATTTAAAAGCATTACTTAATACAGATACTAGAGTATTAGCCGCCTCATTATTGATGAGTATGGGTAATAGATTTGGTGGTGGAGGTAGTGATGAGGCTATGGTTGCATTAGCTGAATCTGCTAGAAGAGGAGATTTAGGAGAGTACTTTAAAAATAGATATCAATATATAGCACTTAATTCTGGTAGTACTAATGCCTTAGATATAGCTAAGGCGTTTCTTAAGGGTATTAATGCAGATCCTACTGGTGAGTCACTAAAAGTATTAAGTGGTAAAGATTCATTAACTGGTGACTTAGGTGATCTAAACGTTAAGTCTATTGGGTTTATTGAATATGATGATATAGCTAGATCTCTTAAAGGAGAAAGAGGGGCGGCTAATAATCTTAGAGATAAGTTGAAGTTATTATTATCAGATCCTACTAAAGGAATTATTAACCAAGAATATCTAGCAATGGATAAGAGTGGTAGAGGTAGAGAGTTGAGTATTATAGCTGGGGGAATAGATTTAATGGCGCAGCTTATTACTTCTAAGGCTATTACTATTCCTGTAGCAGATGTATTAGGAGATGAGAATACTTTTAGAGAACTAGCTGCTATTGATGGTCAAGCTTATAGAAAGATTATCGAGTCTGATAGGAAAGATGAATATGCTCAACTATTAAATTACTTAGCTAATACAAGTCATATAGTAGGTCTATTAGCTCCTACTGCTGCTTCTCAATTGAAAGTACCTGTTAGTAGTAAAAGTAAAGCCTATTTAGAAGCTCAATATCTAGTACCAGAGGCTTTCAGCGCTCAAGCTAATGTATTTAAGGATAGTGGTAATGTAGCTAAGTTAAGAGATCTAGTATCTACCCTATTAGGTGCAATGATGGGCGGCACTGGAGATGAGTTTGTAGGGGCTACTAATAAGCTACAAGTATTTGATTTAATGGATGTCTATTCTAGAAGTCCATTATTCAAGAGTAAGATGCTAGGTTTCTATCATAGTGCGATAGGTAGTACAGGTCAGTTTGATTCTTTAAGAAGAAGATATGAACTATTTGGTACTATTCAAGTGATGATGGGATCTACTAGTTTTAATTACACAGAACAAGATAAACAAATGATTGCAAATCTTATTAAGAGTAGTAAGGTTGGCAGTATGGAAGATGTTAAAGGATTGTTAGGAGTTCTAGAAAAGAATCAATCAAGAGGTCAGTTTGAAACTACTCTTAGTTTAGGTATAGAAGGAGTAATGAAAGAGTTTGAAGCTGTATCTACTGAATATAAATTACTTAGTGATAAAGCAGAAGGTATTAGTCACGCTTATTCAGTGATAGAAGGGATGAGTAAGAGTGGAATGCAGAGAATGGGGTTCTCTTTCCCTCTACTAGAAATAGAAGGAGGTAAGGTCAGATTTAATAAAGCTGTTAAAGTATATAGTTTTGCCCCTTCTGCTGAAGATACTCGTATTGTAGGAGAACAATATGGGGATCAGATGAGTGAAGAAATAAAAATAATTATGGATGTTTGGGAAGGTTTAGCAGTAGGGACTCATGTTAATAAATTACTAGACAAGATAGCTGTCATGGGAGATGAGGGAGAAGTAGAAGTGGGATTGGAAGCAGCTAGAGATATTATTAGGTGGCAAGATAGCGCTATGAATATATTTCCTCTATTACATGGAGGAATAGCTGGTACTAGATTGCAACAGGTAATGGGTAATAAGACTCCTATGGAGGGAGCTAACTTTACTGCTGCTGGTTCTCTATTAGTTCCTAATGGAGTGTTGGTAGGAATGGATGCTATTCAGAATAAGTTTGGTGGTAAAGCAGCAGAAGATAGAAAGAAAGCTTTAGTTATTCTAGAAGATAGAATAGGTAAGAATACTAATAGAATAATTAAAACTAAAAGACAGTTAGCTGAGTTAGAGGCGGCTAATCCTTCTATTCCTTGGAAAGGTAAAGACTTTAGGGAGTATATGAAGAATGCTACTAAAGGTGAATTAGAAGCTGCTAGTAGAAGAAATGATTTACTTAAAGATTTAGGTTATTATAACGACCATAGAAGATTACTTAGCGCTCAACATGTAATGTTGCATGATGGATTAGGGCCTAAAGGAACAAAACAAATAACAAGATTAATAGAAGAGTCTACTAAGATTAGAGAAGCTCTTAGTGCAGCTACTAATAATGATGATAAGGAAAGGATACTACTTCATATAGAAGATAGATTAGGTCACTATCAAGATTTGAAAGTGGAGAGTTCTATTAGAGAAGGAGATTACTTTGCTAGATTAGCTGCTATTGCAGAGATGCAGATTCTTCAAGTGGAAGCTTTAGGTAGATTAGGTAGGAATAGTGGTAAGTACGGTGATACTACTATTGAAAAGATGAAAGCTAATACATTGGGTTTAATTAATGCTCCTTCAGTAATAGAAGGTCTTAGGTTAGGTAGTGGTAGAAAAGGTATGTACATGCCTAAGATGAGAGCTGAATCTCTAGCAGGTGAGATTAGAAAGGGGACTATGAATGTAATAGATAGATTTAATGATGATAAGAGAAGTTTGAATGCTCAAGTTATACAAGAGAATATAGATATTGTTAGAGAACAGATTAAGCAGTACCAAACAGATTTAGAAACTAAACATGGAGAGTTCTTCTTAAAGAGTCAGCTTAATCAAAAGATACAAGATATGTATTCTAGATTAGATGGATTCCAATCTAGATTAAGCAAGAGTAGTAGTCCAGAAGAGTTAGCAGATATTAAACATTTATTAAATAGTGATTTATCTAGAAACTTTGTAGAGCTAGATCTAGTTAGGATGAATTCATTTAGAGCTTCACCTATAGGTAATGAATTTATTACTTATAGTAAATATGATGTATTCTCACTTGAAGATTTAAATAATAGACTTCAAGAGAAAGGTTTTACTATGAGTTTTAATATAGATAGAAATAAGACTTTAGGTTTATTTCATCCTATAGGATTCTATACTAGTCAAGGCGGTGACTTTGATGGAGATAGTGCGGCGGCTATATTTGAACATAGTAGAAGATTAGATCTACAAAGAGAACATAACTCTGTAATTATTAGAAATATAGAAGAAAGTATTATTGATGTAACAAATAAGATTAGTAACGAAACTGATCCTACTAAATTAGCAGATTTAAATAAAGCTTTAGATAAGTTAGAAAGTAGAAAAAATAAATATATTAATGAGAATAGAGACTTAAGTGTTACTCTTCAACAGGTAGAGAAGACTAATAGTATTACTGAATTTAAAGATAAAGCTGCTAGTTGGGTAAGTAATTATCTAAAGATAGATAAGGCTTTTCTAGAAGGAAAAGATACTAATGTAATATTTAGCTTCTTAGAACATGCCAGAGATTTATTTGATGGTATGAAGAATATAGTTAATAAGCCTATGTTAGAAGGTCTTATGGCTATAGGAAGAGATGAGAAAGTAGTTCAAGATAAAGGTGCATTTGAAAGATTAATTATAAGTCATAGTACAGGTAGTGATAATAATTTATATGAACTATTAAAAACTGATAATGGATTAAGAGAAGATATTAGACAGAATTTAGTAAAAGCACATCAGAATAAAGATGGGTTTGATAAAGGTTTAACAGAGTATTTAGGTTCGTTGACTCAAGCTCAAGTAGGCAGTGATGCAATTCAAAAGTATCAGTCTAGAGGGTTAATGGGTGCGGGCATGAATACAGAGAATATGGAGATGATGAATAAAGCATTAGCTCAAGCAGGTAGTGTGATATTAGGTAAGACTTATAACACTATGGCTGGGTTATTATATGCTGAATCTCCTATGTTAGCTATGGCTCATGCATTAGAGAATGATGATCCTGAAGGTACTCTAGGTAATCTAGTAAAGAGAAATATAGGAGATCAGGGATATCAGGATTTAATGCAGAGTGCTAAATATGCTAGAGGATACTCCCAAGAAATGGGGGGATTTCTACAAACTGTTAATCAGATTATGAGAGATTCTATTAAACCTAAAGATGCTGCTGGATTCTTCAGAGAATTAAATGATAAGTTAGATGCCTATAGAAAAGCTAATGAGAAGGATAAAGATAGAATTATACAAGAGTTAGTAGAAGACTTCGGGCCTGGATCTGGATTAAAGGCTTTAGTTCAATTAGATAATTTAGTAAGACATATAGAAGGACTAAGAAGAGAAGAGAATGATACTAATGAGAAATTAGCTAATCAAGAGTTATTAAGAAAGTTTGGTATTAATGAAGAAAGTCCAGAGTATAAAGAATACTTAAGAAGATTGGGGTATGTAAATCCTAATGGAACAATAAATGCCAGTAGTTCAGAGGGATTAGAAAAACATGGTAATAAGAATGTAGTACTAGCAGCTTACAAAACTAAGATGGATTTAGTAAGTGTAACTAGTGCATATGCTTTTGAGAAAGGAAGAGGAAAAGAATTATTATATAAGGGCGGTAGATGGAACAGTCCAGATAGTACTGGTAATACTTTATATAGTATCTTTAAGGAAGATTTAGAATCAGGATTACCTCAATTTAAAGCAATAGATGAAGCCATTACACCATTAATAGATATAGCTGGTAGACATCTAGCTAACCCTAGTCTAATACCTATTAATACTCTTAATAGAGACGAAGCTGAATATGTTGATTATATTAAGTCTATGATTCCTGCTCAACATGTTAGTAAGTATGAAGAGATGGATGAGATAGATAAGAAATATCATGCTCATGTTTTCTTAAAGACTAAAGGACAAACAAGCCACTTTGCTGGAGACTTTGGAGAAAAGCTAATTAGCTTTGCTAAGTTCAATGCTAATAGAGCTGAAGCTTATGGTGGTAACTTTATGGCAGGCGGTAAGAATTTATTATTAAGTAAAGATAGTAGTTTCTTTAATCATCTAATGGCAGCAACTTCAGGGAAAATAGATAATGAGACTCTAGCATTCTTTATGAATGCTAACGTAGCTACTTTTAGAAGACATACTGGTAAGAGTAATGCTTCAATAGAAGATGTTCTTAGTGCAATGAATAGTATGGGTAATCTTAATACTAGTGAAGAGAGTGCTAGGATGGCTGAGTTATTAGCCCCAGCATTAAAAGATAAAGAAGTAGCTGAGTTAATGATGGCTAGAGTTAGACAAACTCAATATGGAATGATGTCTCAAACTGTATTAGAAATGCAAAGAGGCGCAAGTACTGATAATTTATCTGAGATTAATGAAGATGATTTAGTTAAACATGTACAGAAATTAGGCGCTAGTAAAGAAACAGCTAGAGAATTTGTACAAAGACATTTAAGTTATTTATTAACTAAGTCTATAGCTAATCCAGATAGTAATGGCAGTGAACTAAGTCAAGCAGAAGCAGATTTAAGACAGAAGATGGGGAGAGGATATATAGCACCTAATGTAAGAAATCAAGGTAGTAATATAAACTTAGGTCAGCATTTAAAACAGACTACTTCAGGTCTAATTAATAAGAATTCTGATATAGGTTTAGAAATATTTGCTTTACCTTTATTAGCAATAGCAGGTCAAGCTATTGCCAGTGGGGAAGTTAATCCAGAAATATTCCAACAAGCAATAGGAAATAGTATTACAGCTCTTGCCTATACAAGACCTTATCAATTCTCAGGGAAGACTGATTTAGGAAAAGGTATTACTGCTGCTTCTAGTATTGCTGCTGGTACGGCATTTAAAGCTAGGATGGCTATTCAGAATCAGGAAGATGGAGATATTGGTAAAGCTCTTACAGGTTTGGCAGTTAGAGAAATAGCTATGAATGCGACTATAGGACTCGTATCAGAAAAGTTTACTAATGTGGCTGCTAGAGCATTAGGAAGAGAGAAACATACATTAGATATCAACACATATGAAGGGATAAGGGGTGTGGCTGCTACTGCTTTAGGCGGTATAGCTAGTGCTGTATTAGGTATGTTAGTAGGTGAAGGGGCTAAACAAATAGTTAATCCTAGTAATCCTAGTGTATTAGAACAGACTCTAAAAAGTGCAAAAGAATATCTAAATAGAGTAAAACAAGTATCTAATGAAGAATTACTAGACGATAACTCTAATTTAGAAAGTAGTAATGGAATAGTAGAATATATAACTTATAGAAGTTATAGTGGTGATCCTGAGATTAATACTGCTACCCAACAAGGTCTATATGCAGAAGATTTAGATAACGAAGGGGTTAGTGAAACATTTCAAACTGATAATACCTATGATGGATATCAAACTGAATTAAGTCCTTAAATAATTATGGATTATCTTAAGGGGTAAAATATTTAATTCTGAAGTAACTGTTTTATAGTGAACTAACTTATTAGCTAATTCAATTAATCTTCCTTCAGGTGAATATAAACCTACTCTAAGATCAATAGAAAAGTGTTGAAGTTCAGTAGGTACTTCAAGAGGCTTAGAAAAATAAAGAGGCTCATCAGCATTAGTTAATTGAGCAAATAATATATGAGGTAAGATAGTTATCTCATATACCAATTTATATTCAGATAGATTTATCTTCTTCATAAATTCTCTTCTAGAGAAGAACTAAGATTAAAAGTAAAGTTAATTAAACCAGAAGATATTAATATATAACATATAGAAGCAGCTTGTTCTATTATCTCTTCTTCTGTTTCTGCACTAATAGAAAGGACTAGGTAAGTATCTTCTATACACTCAAGTACTACATACTCTGATTCTATTTCTTCAGGAAGAAAGGGATATATAGAATTAATACTAGCGTTTATTTTATCTTGAATAGTTAAATAGTTAGTGAATATCATAAGTATCTTGCCCTTTTAAGAAAATGACCAAGGGCGGTATATAGTAATTTAATCTGAGTAATATATCTTATATCAACTCCTTTATATATAGTCTTAAGTATATTTCTTCTAGCTTCCATAACATGACTATATTCAGTTTGATAATAGAAATTAATTAAATAAATTAAAGTTTCCTTCTTACTTAGAGAAAGATAATCTTGTAAAGCTAGAAACTTTGGTATAGCTTCATCTTCTATTGGTATCCTAATATCTGTCTTACCTATATTAAAATCTATTACTAACTTATCTTTATCCCCATAAGGTATTTCAACTCTTCTTTCAGAGATAGTTAATCTTCTATAATCTAATACTTCTAAATCCATACTGGAGAATTAGTCCTATTATTAAAATCGGATATTATATTGAAAGTAGTATTACTATTCCAAAAGTTATCTAATAAATTAGGTAATCCTGGCGGCTTTAATCTATTAGATAATAGAGTATTACTAGGATGAATAAGGTTTTCCTCACTCTCAGTATTCATAGGAACAAAACTTCTCCATTTATATTCTCCAAAGAAATCTACTCTCACAGAAGTATGAGAAGTATCAGTCACATCTATTAGTCTTATCTCTAAATATCTACTAGTTAAAAGAATAAAAGTAGGATCTACTAATGTACCTTCTTCATTGACAGTATTCTTTAATCTAATCTCTATAGGATATTGACATGTGACTACTGCTCCTAAGGCTTTACCAACATCAATAATAGGAAGAGTATAAGGATTTGTTAAAGGACTATATATTACTGGCAGCACATTAGGTTGGGATAAAAGTGGTCTAGACCACTCAACATTTCCTATGTTCTTATGAGCATATACAATCTCCTGTCTAATCCTAGAAGTGGTTTTCTTCCATCTGAGAAAGTCTTGATTAGGATTACCTACTACAAAAGAAGAGTAAATAGATTCTAGAAAGTAGTTACTTACTTGATAATAGAAAGTACCTTCATATTCTTCTAGATAAGTTCCTAATTGAATAATATCTAGAGTTGAATCAACATTAGGAAAAGATAGAACGTTATATGTTCTACTATATGGATTCCTATCTAGTGTTGTTAATTGAGTTCCATAATCCCAAGTGGTATCTATCTCCGAGTAATACTTAGAGATAGATGCCGATAATATTTCTGGTATATTAACTTCTTTAATATCTGTCATTAGCCTATAAAAGTATCACTAGAAGAAGTTTGAATAATTCCACATATAACTCTATCTTTGATACGAACTGCGGGTCTTCCATCTACAAAAGTAGTACGAGATCCAGTAACAGCAATTCCAGGTAGGGAACTATCAAATAATCTAACTTGTCCTCTACCATTTACAAAAGTTGTTCTAGAAGCAGATATAAAAGGCCCGCTAACTCTACCTCTACATATCTTCCTAACAAAGTCTCCTAATCTAACTGCTGATTGCATTCTTCTTCCTCTTGGAAATAACCTTCTTCTATACCATCAATAAAATTTATAAATTCATTCTTACAATTAAGAAATCCTTTATCATAATCAACTACTAAATATCTAGTGGATTTAATTAATAAACTGCCATCTTCTCTAAATAAGACAGAACTATTATTTAAGGAAATAACTAGTCCCTCTGAGGTAGATGAAATAGAGCTTAGAAATTTAATAATACTAACTAATCTATTCAAAGGATTCCATATCATAATAATTACTTAGCTTTTCTTTAGCTGTATTGTTAAGATGTATAACTTCATTAGATATAGTATAATCAATTCCTTCTTTTAATCCTTCATCAAGAAGAACATGTTCTAAATCTTTAAACGAAGGAAAGTATTCTATATCATCTGCTCCTATATCATTAATAGTATCTACTAACCATATACAAAGATCAGGATTGTTAGTATTAAGATAATCAGCCGCCTCTCCTAATATAAAGTGCATCTGTTTCTCTTGAGTTACTTGAGATATAGATTCAATAAATAAATCTACAGCGTCTATATTCTTTGTGTAAGCTAACTCTACAAGTAGATTAATAGCATAAAAATTAAAATCTTCCATAGATCTATTTGTTAATAGTTGATTAATAATATATATTATACTAATTGATTAATTAACTATTGAGTGGGAAGTATGCATCCTATTGAAGAGAGCAGTTTATTACAAGATGTCGATTCCTTAAAGAGACAAGTTAAGTTACTTGAAACTAGAGTACAAAGATTATCAGAAGAGAAAGAAGCTTTAGGTAAATCTATTCAATGCTTAATAGATAATAGTCATGAAATAGTAGTAGAGAAAATTAACTTAGCTAGAGAAGTAAATATTCTTAAAGAAGATAAGAACTATATATATAGAGAAAGAAATATACTTCTAGCTTTCTTGTGTAATATTCTATATTCAGCAGATCCATCTATAGTTGAAAGATGGTTACATCCTGTTGAAGATAAAGATTGGGAGGAAGATTGGAGAAATATTATTGTTATTCAATTAAATGAAGAGGAACAATATAGTTGGCATATCCATGATAGTGAACTATATCTATTCCATTGGTTACCTCTTAGAGAGAATAAATGGAATGGGCATACAACTGAAGATAAGTATAGAAGAATAATAAACTATGTAATGAATATAGAATAATCCGTAAATTATATACGGGTTTCTTACATTAACAATTTAATAGAAATAAGTTAGATTACTTTTATACTTAACTAATATCTGTTACGCCTATGAGAAATATCACTAACTATATTGATAAAGAGCTATTACTTAAAGGACATCCTCCTTAAATTATAAATCGAATACATATTAATGCGTGGCGCTTTCTAAATTATTAGGAGGCGCTTTTATTTTTTTATAGGTGATTAAAAGAGTTATGTTCCGTTTAAGTAAAGTGAATTTGTTTGGTTTAGATATCTATGCTGGTAATAAGGACGATTTATTAATTCAAATAGAAGAATGGATTAATAATAATAATCGATATACAAATATCTTTACACCCAATGTAGATCATATCTGCAAACTAGAAGATGAATCTTTAGAGTCTTTTAATAGATTACCTTTGAAATGGACTTATAGAGAAGCTTTCCTTATTCCAGATGGTATGCCTTTAGTATGGGCTAGTAGATTATTAGGTACTCCTCTTAAAGAAAGAATACCAGGAAGTGACTTGCTTTCTGACTTGCTTTGGTTAGCTAATAGTAATCAATGGAGTATGGTATTTGTCCTTCCAAATAAAGAAGTAAAGGTAAAGCTAAAAGAATACATAACAGATTACTACCCTAATATCAATCTGTATGATAGTTCTATAGCTTCTTTCCCATTCGAGGGTAGAGGAAATAATAGAGAGCAGATAGCTAATGATATCTGGGAACTAGAAGTAGATATAGTACTAGTCTGTTTAGGATTCCCTAGACAAGAAAGATGGTTAATAGAATATGGTCATGGTCTTAGAGCTAAGTTGGGTATTGGTTTAGGTGCTTCTCCTGAATTCTTAGTAGGTATGAAAAAGAGGGCTCCTAAATGGATAGGTAGAATTGGTATGGAGTGGCTACATCGGGCTCTTACTGATAGAAGATTAATACCTAGATATCTAAGCAATGTCTACTTTCTATGGTTAGTGATGAGAGAATTGTTAAATAAGTGGCGGGGTAAATAAATGTTTAGGTGGCTGGCTAGATTATTAAAGTTAGATACTTTTACTGAAAGAACAAAAGTATCTACTGATAGAATGGGTGACTTGATAGATTACTATAGGGAAGATAATGATAACTATAGATATAAGTCTTATCTATAGGGAAGATAATGATAACTATAGATATAAGTCTTATCTATATGAAGATGTAAATAATGAAGGCGGGCACATTAGACTTACTATAGTAGAGACTATAGATGATGATGGAGAAATTGTTGATAGAGAAAGTACTTTAACTGAAGAATAAATAGAGTGGGCGGCTAGTTATGCCGCCTGTTTTATTAAATTGCAAAAGTAGAATTTAAGGCAGTGTATGTTCAAAGCAGTAGGTAGAATGTTTATGTATCTGCTAATTAATAGAACTCAAGATACTCATGAAGTTGGAAGTGAACATGAATCCGTAGCAGACGCAATAATTGAAGGCGTTCAATACTACAGTTATGTAACTGAAACACATAAAGATGAAGCTGAGTTAACTATTATGGAAGGTATTTATTTTATACCAGAGGAGCAAGAGTAATATGCAAGTATCAGTTAGAGCAGATTCTATTCTAATAGACGAAGATAAAAGACTATCTAATTTAGAAATACTAGATTATATATTCTCTTTAAAGTTCTATAAAGCTCCTAAGTTTGAGAGAGGACTTTATGTTCCTTTTTCTACTAGAGAAGTAGAACAACATTTAAGTAATAAATTTAGTAAATATATATTTGGTATTGAGTTAGCTTATGGCAAAAGAGATAGGACTAAATATATAACTAGACTTCCATTAGATAGTTATACATTCACAGAACCTTATAGCGAGTGTGATGTAGATAAAGATAATATCTACTATAAGAATATAGAAGTTATTAGACAGCCTAATCAGAGTCTACTAACTGTTAGTGGCGTTAAACAACTCATAGTTGGCGGCAATAGTTATACTAACCTAACTCAATATATGGCTCTTAGAGTAGTTAGAGCAGGAGATGGATTATTTAGATATGAAGAGATAGAAGAAGCCTATCAAACCTCACAGTATATAAAAGATATGTGCTACGGGAGGATTAATGAACAACGTAATAATATGCCTAGTAGTAGTGACAGTAGGGATGGTGTTAACTAGAAAAGGTACTAATGAGAGTTATAGAAAAGCACACACAGCTCACAGAATGTTTAAGTTCAGATTAAATACATCTACATTATCTTGGGAGGATAGACAGACCCTCTTAGAAGAGAAAACTAGAGAAAGATTAAGTTATCTAGAAAAAGAAGGGAAGACAATAGAGAGATTATTTATCCAAGTTCTTAATGATAATGAAGATGAATATGATGAATTAATTGACTTTCTAGATGAAGACTCTCCTAATAATAGTGTTCTACTAGGTATAGATCCTATGTGGGATGTCTATGGTAAAGAAGAAGATTAGTGATTAGGGCGGCATAACTAGCCGCCTATTTTAGTTAAATAGACTAGTGAGGTATATATGATTGATCCAGATAGACCTAGTGATCCAATAGTAATAATAGATGATCCTAACTATTGGACTCTACCTAACTTACTAGGAAACTTATTAGCAGCAGCTCAAGAAGATCATCCAGAACAATTTCCTAGAGATGAAGATAGTCCAGAGTATTAAGGTAAGTTAATATATTTCTATTGAATTCAATAGAAATATATGTACTGTGGTCTTATGATTCTCTCTTCTCAAGAGATTAAGTGCCCTTTTATAGATTTAACTTTCTATAGAAAGGGACTTATTAATGAAGGATTCAAAGGAAAGTTTGAAGTAGTACAGAGAATTAGAAAAGGTAAATTTCATTTCACTGGCTGCTTCTGTGAAGAATTATTTGAATACTTTGATTCTAGTGAACACTGGGGACTAATAGAAATGCAAGATGAGGTAGAAGAAATAACAGCTATATATCTTAGAACTAATAGATTTATGACGGGGGTAGAAGTTAGTTCTACTAGAGAACATAATATCTACTTTCTAAAAGAAGAAAGAATCAACAGTGACTCTATTGTTAATGAAGTAATAATTGTGAGGGATTAAATAAGTATGAGGTTGTATAGATTGAGAAGTTTAGTTAGATATATAGCTGCAATATTTCTGTCTTGCTTATCTTCTGGATTAATTGAGATTCTTCACACATTACTCATAGACTCCCATTATCTAAAAACAGAGACTAATTTGCTTACAAATATATTTTACGGTCTGATTATAGGAGGCATCAAAGGATATTTAGTTTGCTATGCTTTCATGCTTACGTATGTAAGAGTATGTGGTACTATGACCAGATTTTCAAAGAATATATTAGTTTTTGTCTTAGCATTTATGGGTACTACTGATATATTAGCTATTGCCTACACGATATTTAATAAGTATCACGATTCAACTTGGATATGGATAGATATCAACAATATTATTGGAGCTTTGATAATGGTATACACATCTATTGAAATTTGCAAATATAGTCATAAAGAGTTGCCTAATAAAATAAATAGTATGTGGTGGGATCTATTTAATACCCTTAGTTAATTTGTTTAGTGGTTCACACTCATCCATAAAAAGTGTAGTACACATTTCTAAAGAGCAATAAGATGAAAGTATTTCAGTTAATTAGTTTGTTAGTAGGTTCTATTCTGGCTTTATTGATTTGGTTTGGTTCTGTAATAATCGTTCAGAGCGGTGAGGTTGGAGTTGTATATCACTTTGGTAAGGTTAGTCAAGAGACTCTTAGCCCCGGATTAAACTTTGCAATACCCTTTATCACTAGTGTTAAAAGCTTAGATGTTAAGACACAAGCTGATGAAGAATTGTTCGTTACTTTATCTAAAGATGGTCAAGAGATAAAGGTAGCTGCTACAGCAACTTATAATAATAATCCTTTAGTTGCCGCAGATACAGCTATTCATATTGGTCTAGAGAATAGTTTGATTAAGAAGATAGCTCTCCAGCCTAAACTTCTTTCTACTGTAAAGACAGTAATAGCTGAATACACTATGAATGACATAATTTCTAACCAAGCTGGTATCTCTGAAGAGATTGAGCAAAGGATTATTAAAGAGCTAGAAAGTCAGCCAAATATAATATTGACTGCTATTAATGTTACAGGAATTAGCTTAGATCCCCAAGTACAACAGTCAATAGAAAATAAAGTAATAGCTTCTCAGAAGAAAGAACAGGCTAAGATTGATAATGAGACAGCTCAGATTACAGCCCAGACTAATAAAGTGTTAGCTGATAGTCTATCTCCAATCCTAGTTCAACAGCAGGCTATTGAGAAATGGAGCGGTCAATCTAGTGTATTTAGTTTAGGAGATAATAAACAACCTGTAATTGTTCAAAGTAAATAATCCCACTTGATTCATTAATACATTAGCTATATAGTTCTTATAGCTAGTGTATTCTAGAAGGTAGTAACACAGAGGAATATTATTCCTTTAGACTCTAGTATTAAGATTAGGGAGTATTAGGTTTACTACCACATGGCAGATATTAAGCTACAGTGCGCTTACCTGGCTCATAACCAGAGTTCTTTACTAGGTGCAACTCCTAGGTCTGCTTTTAAATATTGAATATTACTTTCTCATATATTTCTTCATTAATAAGGTAGTAAGTAGTTACCTTATAGAAGAATATGAATAAGTGGTTTAGGATTTTATTTATCAATAGAAAGAATAGAAATCTAGATTGCTATAGTGGATTATATAGTGAGCCTAGTGATGCTCTTATTGATGCCGCCCTCTATAGAGAGAATCTAGAGGGTGAAGTAGATTGTTATTTAGTAGAAGAAGATCTAGAAATAGAAGGAGAAATTAATGTCTATCAAAATTAGAAAGTCTGTATTTGAAACTAATTCCTTAATATTGGGGCGTTAACTTAGTGATAAGTTAAATGAATTGGATAAATTGCTGGAAGGCCTTCATATATGTACGGTTAATCAGCAGCCAAGATAGTCTTAGGTTAAAAGAGACTATAGGGTTCAGAGCATAGAGGTTGAGCCTAACAATAATACCTCCACGAACATCCAACATCTTTATAAGATGATGATATATGCCGAACTTACAAGATGATAAATTGTAAGAAGTAAAGATAAAAAGCTTTACGATAACAGAACGCAAGTAGCCATAGTCTAGCTATTAATACTACAGACATGTTACTAGATACTATTATTCCAGATAAGAATGGAAGAGTAATTATTAATAGCGGCAAGTTTGGTTGGGAATGGAATAAGTTTAATGATGCATATACTAAAGCTAGTTATGCTCTTACTGCTCTTTTATATGTTGATTTACCTCTTATAGAAGAAGCTACTCAGAATCTACATGACGTTATTAAAGAGCAGACTCTAAGTGAAGAAGTAGTACTTAATCTACCTAGTGAAGATTGGGATAGTCGTAACTATGGTTATATAGATCATCAATCAGTAGAGAGGGGTCAGATGAATGCAGTTCTATTAGATAAGAGTAAACTGCATAACTTTATCTTCAATAAGAAGAGTTGGTTATTTCTAGGTAATGATAATGAAGAGGCCCCCAATAAATTCTATGATACTGAGGATAAAGTATATAATTGGAAATTAGTCTTTACTAATTATCCTAGTATTACTCAATGGGAGTTTGAAGAATTTCCTGATAGAGATAAACTAATAGAAGCTATTGAGGGATTATGTTTAAGGTTTACTAGAAAGGGCAATCAATATATTCCTGAAGAAAGACCTTATTACTATAGTAGCGATGAAGAGTATTATGAGTTTCCTTATAACGAAGATAAAAGGAAGGTAACTGATACTACTATTGAGTTTGTAGAAGATATTTGGAGTAGGGATATAGAACCTAGAAAGTTAGTTGTTAACTATACCATAGAAAAGATTAAATAGATAGAACAATGGAATTACTAAAGAGATACCAGAATGGAAACGTTCTGGTTTCTTTGTATAAAGATGGCACTCGTCATCTTGAATATGAAGGAACCCTAGAACTTGAATATCCTTTAAATATTGACATAACTGTTTCTAGTAGATGTAGTAATGGTATAGATCCTAGAACTGGTAAAGCTATCTGTTCTTATTGCCATGTAAGTGCTAGAAGGGATGGAGTAGAAGGTGACTATAAAGTCCTTAAGAAAAGGTTATTACCTTTACCTAGAGGAATAGAGTTAGCTATAGCTGTCAATGAGTTTACTAAGAGACTAATGGAATTCTTAGAGTGGGCTAATGAAATAGGATTTGTAGTTAACTTAACAGTTAATCAGATACATTTACCTAAATATAAGGGATATATTAACTGGTTAATTAACCAGGATATAGTTAAGGGATTAGGTATCTCTTATAGAAAAGGATATGAATCTAATAATGTTCTTTTTCTATTAGAGTATGAGAATACTGTACTGCATTGTATTGCTGGACTAGATAATATAAATACTATTCTAGAAAGTCCCTACAATAAGGTACTAATACTTGGCTATAAAAATCTAGGTCTAGGTAAAGAGTTCTATGACTTAGATCCTCTTTCTATTGAGAGGAATATAAGAGAGTGGCAAATGTGGTTACCTAAGCTATTTGGTAAGAAGATAGTTAGCTTTGATAATTTAGCCATTGAACAACTGAACGTTAAGAGATTCTTTAGTAAAAGAAGCTGGGAAGTATTTTACCAAATGGAAGAAAGTATCTACATAGATACTGTAGAAGGGATATATAGTCCTTCAAGTAGAGATGTAGATAAGAAAGTTAGTTGGAATGATCTAGAGATTAAAGATTACTTTAGGAGTTTGAAATGAATTTAAAGGTTATTAGTTTTGGGGCCTTACTTTTTATTGCATCTATAGCAGTCAATAAATGTAGTATGCCTATAAAGAATTTAACTGTTTTAAATAATGAAATAGTTTATTCGATAGATAGTAATCAGAACTACTCTATTAGAGATTTAACTGATCAGGTAGCTATATGTTATTACTCTAAAGATGTATTAAATGTTAGTAGTCTAGGGCCTATCTTAAATTGGGATATTGTTAATAAAATATCCATGTTTCTAGAAGGTCAGAAAGATGCTAGTAAAGTAGGGGTTACTGTTAAACCTTGGGTTAATACTCTAACTATTCCTGAATGTTTGGCTTCTTTAGAAGAAGAAAAGAATAGACAAGATATTAATCATATCTACTTAGTAGAGAAAGATAACTTTAGTTGGAAGGAGAGTCTAATAAGACCTCTAGAAAGGAAAGAATAAAGGGAGTTTAAATATGAGTGTAAAACTATTTAAACCAATGTATACCAATGTAAAAGATGGAAGAATGCATTCTGGTAGAAATTGGTATCAGAATATAGCTGATTGTTTAATAGAAGCCTCTCATTACTGTGATGAATTTAGGAAGTATAGAGGCATTTTATTAGAATGTCATTTAATAGAAACTGAGTTATTTACAGATGAGGAAAAGACATGGGAGTAATCTATAGCTTATTCAGAGCTGTATTTAGAGTTAAGGGAGAAGAAGACGTATCTAGAACTAGTGAATACTTTTCTAATCCTGCTGACGCTATGATATTTGGTGCTGAATATGCTACTGAATGTCAAGAAGAAGATAATGAAGAACTAGAAGTATACATTGTTGAAGAAAGAGATAGCTGGTATCCAATATCAGAGGAAGATGAAGAAGTAGAGTGA